GAACGTGCCCGACTTCCAGACCCGCCACTGGGTCCGGATCGGCGGGTACGCCGACCTGGGAACCGTCGCCGAGCAGGCCACGTACCCGCAGCTCACCAGCCCGACCGACGAGGCGATCAGCTACGCGATCGCCAAGCGGGGCGGCCTCGACGACGTCACGCTCGAGATGCTCAGCTACGAGCGCGGCGCCCAGAAGATCCGGCAGATCCCGGTGGCGATGGCCCGATCCGCGGCGCGGACGCTCTTCAAGTTCGTGCTCAATATGGTCACGACCGACAACCCGACCCTCGACTACGACTCGGTCGCCCTCTACCACTCCAACCACGCCAACACCGGCACCACCGCGCTCTCGGTCGCGGGCCTGAACACGACCCAGATCGCGATGCGCAACCAGACCGCCTACAACGAGTCGGCCGAGATCCTCGGCATGCGCAACGCGATCAAGACCCTGGTCGTGCCCAACACGCTCGAGATGCGGGCGCGCCGGGTCGTCGGCGACTTCCCGAACAACAACTACAACTACGCGCTCTCGTCCACCCCCGACGCCGACACCGCGCTCGACCCGACCAGCTTCTACGGCCGCGGCATCAGTGTCCTGGTCTACGACCAGCTCACCGACGCGACCGACTGGTGGGCGATCGCGAACCCGGCCGAGATGAACGCGGTCGTGATCGGCTTCTGGAACGGCGCGACCGAGCCCGAAATGTTCGTGCAAGACAACGCGCTGGTCGGTGCGGTCTTCTCGGCCGATAAGATTTCGTACAAGATCCGTCATGTGTACGGAGGGGACGTCGCAGATCATCGATCATTCTACCGCCAGGTTGTCGCCGGTTAATAGCGATTAACCGAGTCAATAAGGACACAGGTAATGAAGCGCCGTCACGCGGCACTAGCCCCGGCTAGATCGCCGCGTGATGGCGTCCTCTGAACAGGAGAGAAAGATGGCCAGCACCCCGGCCGGCGACATCCCCGGCAACCGGATCCACCTGCCCCAGGCGGTCACGTTCGCCTCGGTCGCCTCCAACGGCGCCGGCGCCCGGCTCGGCCAGGTCGGCCCCTTCAGCCACCCCGTGCGGCTGCGGGAGGCCTGGTTCAGCCCGACCGGCGCCGACCAGGCGGCCACGCAGAGCGCCAGCTACCGGCGGCTCGACATCGTCAACGGCGGCAGCGCCGGCACGATCTCGACCTCGGCCAACCGGATGGGCACGCTCGGCCTGACCGCCAGCCAGGCATCGCTCGGCGCGGCCGCCTTCGTGGTCGACACGACCGTCACCGCCCCATCGGGCTCGATCATCTACTTCAGCCAGTCGACCGTCGGCGGCAACGACGCCAACGGCACCGTCCTGGTCGCGGGCCAGCTCGCCCTGGCCTTCGAGGCGATCTGAATGCCCTCGCTCGGCACGCGCGTCCTGCTGGGGATCCCCACGACGACGGGCGCGCGCATGAGCGTCCGGTGGGTCGAGGCCCTCGCCAACCTGCAGATGGCGCTCGGGTCCTCGATGGGCCGCCAGTGGATCGTCGACGCCCGGATCGCCGAGGCCCGTAACCGCCTCTGCCAGGCCGCGCTCGACGCCGGCTGCCACTACCTCGTCTTCCTCGGCGACGACGTCCTCCCTCCGCCGAACCTCGTCCTCATCCTGCTCGAGAAGATCGGGCGCACGTTCCCGGTCGCGGACGGCAAGACCGGCCGCGCCTCGATGGTGACCGGCGTCTACTGGACCAAGACCTACCCTTCAGAACCGTACCTGTGGGAATTCCCCGGGCAGCGGGGCAGCTACCGCGACTGGACGGCCGGCGAGTTCTTCCCGATCGACCTGGCCGGCTGCGACTGCCTGATGGTCGAGGTCGGGATGCTGCGCGCGTTCCGGGAGCGGTGGCTGGCCGACGAGGCGGCCGCCGCGCCCGAAGCCGGACGCGCGCCGCGCGCCTTCCCCGGCTGGTTCGCGACGGAGTGGGTCTGGGAGACCGGGCAGTCTCCGAGCCCGATCGCGACCGAGGACTTCTACTTCTACGCCAAGGCGCGCGAGTACGGATTCCGTCTCTTCGCCGACACGTCCATCCAGTGCCTGCACGAGGACCGCGAGACCGGCGCCTGCTTCGGCCTGACCGAGGACATGCGCCAGGCCGGCGGCGAGCCGGCGACCCCGGACGAGCAGGCGCTCCGCGTCGCCGAGCTCGGCGCCGGCCTCTGGTCGCCCAACTGGGGGGCGAAGACGACGGTGGTGCGCTTCGACGGTCGGGCCGAGGTCAAGCCCGACGTGCGCTGCGACCTGCACGCGATCCCGCCCCGCCACTTCGCGCAGTTCGACGTCGTCCACGCCCACCACGTGCTCGAACACTTCCCCCGCCGCGAGGCCCAGGAGCTCGTCGCCCACTGGGCGCGGCTCCTCAAGCCGGGCGGCCGCCTCGTCGTCGGCGTGCCGAACCTGGAGCAGACTTTCAAGCTCATCCTGCGCGCGGTGGACAACCCGGGAACGGTGCCGGCCGATCACCAGCAGTACGCCTGGGCGCAGATCTACGGCGACCAGCGCGGCTACGACACCGCCTTCCACCGCTCGGGCTTCGTCGCCGCCACGCTCGAGAAGCTCCTGGTCGCGGTGCCGGGGGTGGCCGACGTGCGGGTCGCGGCGGTCGACGGCGGGCAGAACCTGCGCGCCGAGGCCACGTACGCCGGGCCGGTCGCGCCCGAGGCGCTCGACGTCATCCTCGCCCGGATCGCCGAGCAGGAGACGCTGCCGCCTGCGGACCCGGAGGGCTCGCGAACGGAACCCGCCGTGCTCGTCACACCGTCGGCGAACGGGCACACGAGCGCGGATCCGCAGGAGGTCCCGGCATGAACGGGCTGCCGTTCCAGGCGGCCGCGACCGGCAACGTCGGGCCGGCCCGGGGCGGCACGATCATCGGCGCCGTCCTAACCGCCACCAGCGACACCGCCACCGCGACGATCCGGGAGGGCGGCTCGGGCGGCACCATCAAGCTGGTCCTCTCGGCGCCGACGTTGCAGACGGCCGGGCCTTTCATCGGGGGAATGGTCCTCTCGGGCCAGGTCCACGCGACGCTCACCGGCACCAGCCCGAGCCTGACGCTCGTGTTCGCCGACTAGGAGGACGGCCAGACCGGTATGCCGAGCACGCTCTACCTCACCGACGAGCCGAGCGAGGTCGCCGGCTACCTGCGTGCCACGCTGGGAGTCCGCGCCGACGCGACGTCGCTCGTGCGCGCGGTCACCAACACGCTGGTCACCGGAGGCAGCACGCCGATCACGCGCACGCCGGGCGGCACACCCCTGAAGTGGATCACCGACCCGCTCTCGGCGGTGTCCCTCACGGCCGCGGCCTGGCAGCTGCACCTCTGGGCGCTCGAGTCGGATGCGGCGGCCAACGCGGCGCTGCGCCTGGACGTGACGCGCTGGACAGCCGGCGTCGAGGGGGCCTCGGTCCTGGCCGACACGCCCACCGCCGAGATAGGGACCGCCGTCGCCGATTACGCGCGCACGACCGCGGTCGCCACGGCGACGAGCCTGGTCGACCGCGACCGCCTCGTGATCGCGCCCTCCCTGAAGGACGCGGCGTCCGCGATGGCGGCCGGCTACACCGTGACCGTTTCCTACAACGGCGAGCTCGGCGACGCCGAGGGCGACAGCTACGTGCTCTGCCCGGACACGCTCGCGACGACCTTCGCGCTGCCGGCCTCCACCCTACTCGGGATCCGCTACGCGCTCAAGGACGCCGATGCGACGAACCCGTTCCTGTCCGACCTGGAGCTCACGCAGGCCTGGGGCACGGCGCTCCGCGAGTACTCGCGCGACCGGCCGCTGCGGGTGGCCACGAGCCTCTCGGGCGACGGGGTGTCCTACGACTTCCCGATGCCGCGGCGCTGGGTGCCCGGCCTGTCGCGCTTGATCGAGGTCGAGTACCCGGCCGGGCAGCAGCAGCGGGTCGTGGTCGACCCGAACGAATGGGAGCTGGTCGAGACGGCCTTAGGACCGCAGCCGGTGCGATCGCTCCGCTTCACGACCTCGGTGCCGGAGGTCGGAACGGACAACCTCGTGCTCCGTTACACGACCCGGCACGCCCACTCCGACGAGTTCTCGACCATCCCCGCCGACGACCTGCCCTTCGTGGTCGACCTGGCCGCCTCCGTGGCGGCGACCTACGCGGCGGCGCGGGCGGCCGCGACCTCGGACTCGACGATCGCGGCCGACGCGGTCGACTACCAGAGCGGGACCGACCGCTGGCTCAAGGTCGCCTCCGCCTGCCGCAAGCGCTACGAGGAGCACATCGGCGTGAACGCGGCCGCGCCGGCGGCCGGCGTGACGCGCGAGTGGGACGTGAACCAGAGCTGGTCGGGCGACTTCCTCCTCCACGGCAGGAGAAGGCGCTAAGGGCTATGGGCAGGAAGGTGGCGCCAGGTCGCGCCGTGGATCGCCTTCTCGGCAACACTCTTGCTGACACCGAAGCGCGTCGCGAGCGTGGCTATAGGCTCCCCGACAGCGTGCCGTTGACGCATCTCGCGGACGGCCTCATCGGTCAGCTTCGCGGTTCCGTTGCGCTCACCGATAGGAGACAGCCTCTTCTCGACCAGATCGGCCATGTTGGCGGCGTTGTCCCCGAGGAAAAGGTGATCCGGACGGACGCAGGGCGGGTTGTCGCAACGATGCAGCACCCAGAGCCCCGCCGGTATGTCACCGTGCGTGAGCTTCCAGGCAAGGCGATGCGCTCGCTCGCTCGAGTTGCCGCTCAGGCCCGTCCGTCCGTAGCCCTGCGGATCGCGGCGTCCGGTCCAGACCCAACAGTCGCCGGACCGGTCGACCTTGGCCCAGAAGCGCTCGGCGCGCGTCGCGCGCTGGTGCGCGTAATGACAGGCTGCCGTGCAGAACAGGCACGGGCTCAGCCGCGCATCCGACGCGAAGACGACGAACTCCTTGCCGCAGTGGACGCAGACGCGGCCGACGCGGTTACCCGGCTTCGGCGGTCGGCCGGTTCGTGGCATCGACTTATTTTCTCATACCCGGTGAGCCCGTGACGACGGTCACGATCCAGGTCAGGGGCCTCGCCCAGGCCGCGCGGCGGCTCGACCCGGCGCGGCTCGACGCCGTGGCGCTGGGCGCGATGGGGGAGTCGCTGCAGTACGTCAAGGGCCTCGTCCAGGAGCGGGTCCCGGCCGACCGCGGGCTGGCGCGCGCCTCGATCACGGCCGAGCTGCGCGGGCGGAGCCTGCTCGGGGACCTGCGCGGGATCGTGGGGCACGCGCCGACGGTCACGTACATGGGCACGCTGGAGGAGGGCCGCCGGGCCGGCGCGCGGATGCCGCCGGTCGAGGCGATCCGTCCGTGGGTGGTGCGCCACGGCATGCCGGCCGAGGCCGCCTTCCTCGTCGCCCGCGCGATCGGCCAGCACGGGCTCAAGGCACACCGTATGTTCCGGGACGCGGCGGCCTTCGCGGTCGGCCCGCTCGGCGGCATCTGGCACCGCTGGATCAGCCAGATATGAGCGACCGCTCGAACCTGCTCTCCGCCGTGGTCACCCGGCTGAACACGGTCGCGAATATCGGGACGGTGCATGCCTACCAGCGCTACAGCTCGAAGTGGGACGACTTCCTGGGCCAGTTCGCCACCACGGTCCTCGGCACCCGGCAGACGCGCGGTTGGATCGTGACGCTCGCGCCGACCAACCCGGTGGTCGGCACCGCCTCCGAGCAGGACGCCGCCTTCGGGCAGATCGCCCGTGTCTACACGATCAAGATCGTCGGGATGATCGGCCTGAAGGACAGCAGCAACACGGAGGGCCTGATCGGCGACCTGGTCGAGGCCGTGATGGACGCGCTCGACAACCAGATCGACCTGGGCGGCACCGCCAACGTGCTGCGCTACGGCGTCGGCCCTTCGTCCTGGGTCGTCAACGACGTGCGCCAGTTCGGCTCCGTGGTCTGCAACTACGTCGAGGTCGACCTGCCCGTGATCGTCCACAAATCCGAGGTATACGCGTGATCCTGAATCTGGGCGCCGGCCCGGTGCGCCTCGAGGGCGCGATCGGCGTCGACCTGCACGCCACGGCCGGCTGCGACGTCCAGGCCGACATCCTTCGGCTGCCGTTTCGGGACGGCTGCGCCGAGCTCGTCGTCGCGGATCACGTGCTCGAGCACCTGCCCCAACGGTTCGCGGTCGCGGCGCTGCTCGAGGCGCGGCGGGTCCTCCGGCCGGGCGGGCGGATCCGCGTCGGGGTGCCGGACCTGCTCGCCTACTGCGAGAAGTACCTCGAGGCCGACGCCAAGGACGACCACCAGGAGAAGGCGCTGCTCCTGCGCGGTCTCTACGGCGGCCAGTTCCACGAGGGCGAGCACCACCTCTCCGGGTGGGACGAGGACACGCTCGGCGACCTGCTCGAGGCGGTCGGGTTCGCCGACGTGCTGACCGACGAGGACGACGGACCGAATCGCACAGAAGGCTGGTGCTTAAAGGCCGAGGGGGTGAAGCGGTGAAAGGCTCCGATGCGTGCGTGGTCTGCCACCGGGCGTTCTACACCGACGAGCTCGACGATGAGCGGCGGTGCGCGGACTGCCGGCCGAAAGCGGATCGGACGCCCGCGAAGCCCGAGCCATCGGTGCCGCGCCGGTGAGGATCTTGGGTTGCTGGCCGTCCGCTTCGTTCTCGACGTACGACGTGGCCCGCGGCCTCTTCGGTGCCCTCACCGCGGCCGGCCACCACGTCGCCGAGTACGGCCTGGCGAGCCGCCTGCGGATGACCGCCGAGGGCCTGCAGGCGATGGCGCCCGAAGGCAAGACCCCGGATCCGGCGCTCGTGGCCCTGCACGCCTCGGAGGCCCTGCTCTACCGGACCGTGATCGAGGGCTGCCGGTGGTTGCTGGTCGTGTCCGGGATGGGCCTGCACCCCAACGTGCTCGCCGCCTGCCACCGCATCGGCGTCAAGGTGGCCATCGTCTTCACGGAGAGCCCGTACGAGACGAGCGAGGAGGGCGAGCTGCGGATGGCGCCGGTCTGCGACTTGGCCTTCACCTGCGAACGGACATCCGTCGCGGCGTTCCAGGCCGCCCTGGACGCGGCCGGGCGCGGTGGGCGTGCGCTGTACCTCCCGCACGCCCACGACCCGGCGATCCACCGACCGGCGGTCGACGACGACCCGCCGCTGACCGACGCGGAGCGCTCCGACGTCCTCCTGATCGGGACCGGGTTCGAGGAGCGCCAGGTCCTGCTGGAGGCGATCAACTGGCAAGGGATCGACCTCAAGCTGGGCGGGTACTGGGCGGGAGTGACCGGCTACGGCGAGCCCCACCGGCTTCACCGGCACCTGACCTGGGGCTGCATCGACAACCGGCAGACCGCGCGCCTGTACCGGGGCGCGAAGATCGTGCTGAACCCGCACCGCTTCGCCGAGGGCGCCGAGTCGGCCAACCCGCGCTTCTACGAGGCCGCGGCTTGCGGGGCCTTCCAGATCGCCGACGAACGGGCCGAGATCGGTGAGCTCGTCGGCGACGCGGTGCCGACCTACCCGCCGGGTGTGCCCTGGCGCCTTGAGGCGCTGATCCGGCGCTACCTGGCCGGCGAGCCGGAGCGGCGGCGCCTGGCAGCGCTGGCCAAAGAGCGCACCGCAGCGCACACGTTCGCGGCGCGGGCCGAGACGGTGCTGACCGCGATCGAGGCGCACGACCGGGCCGGCCGGGCGGTGGCCGCGTGAGGCGTCTAGGACGAAGCCCAGACCTGGCAGGCGGCCATGTCGCCCCAGCGGTAGACCGCGAGCTTCCCGTCGCGGTCGTAGACCTCGGCGCCGTTCAGGTCGAGGGACGCGGCCGACCGGCTCATCGCGGCGGTGTAGAGCTTGAAGCAGATGTCCTGGCCCTGGGGACCGGTCGCCGCGGTCCGGTCGAGGGCGGTGCGCGCCTGGGCCTTGGCGGCCGCGGTCTTCGGCACCCGGATGGTGGCCTTGTCCTGCATCTCGGGGTAGGCGCGCACCAGGATCGCCCGGACCGCCTCGGCCCGGGCCGGGTCGTCGGGCGGCTCGCCGCACGCCGCGAGCAGGCAGCAGAGCACGAACAGGATCAGGGCGACGGGTCGGGTCATCGCGCCGGGCACGGCGACGCAAGCATAGAGGAGTCAAATTAATGGCGACCACCACGTTGCACGGCCGCGGGGGCATGCTCTACCTCGCATCGACCGGTGCCGCGGTCAAGGTCGGACAGGCCCGGTCGTGGAAGTTCACGATCGACAAGGCGCTCGACGAGGACAACGCGCTCGGCGACCTGTGGGTCACCCAGAAGGTCGGGCTGCTCAAGTTCACCGGCTCGATCAGCGGCAACCTGGACAGCGGGTTCACCGGTGCCTTCGATGCCGCGGTCGCCACCGTGGCCAAGAGCTTCTACTTCTACCCCGACGCGAGCACGCCGCTGCGCTTCTACAGCGGGCAAGGCCACTTCAAGCTCGACCTCGAGGACACGCTGCAGAACGTGATCCGCTACACGGCGGACTTCGAGGGCGAGGGCGCCCTGGCCGCGGCGTAGACGTGACGATCGCCCGGTATGAGCACGAGGACCCTCCACGGTCGCGGCGGCAAGGTGATGATGGCCGTCACGCCGGTCGGGGACGCGATCGCGCTCGGCCAGGCGCGCGCCTGGAAGTTCAAGATCGACCAGGACCTGATCGAGAACACGCAGGGCTTCGGCGCGATCTGGAAGACCTGGCTGCTGGCCGCGACGAGCTGGACCGCCAGCATCGACGGCAACCTCGACACCAACCAGACGACGCCCTTCGACGCGGCGCAGCAGCCCAACCAGGCCACCTACGGCCCGGTCCGCTTCTACTTCTACCCCGACGGCACCAACAACGCCCGCTTCTACTCCGGCACCGGCTGGCCGAACCTCACCGTCGAGGCGCGCCTGCGCGAGGTCATCCGCTTCACGCTGGACATCACCGGCGACGGGCCGTGGAAGCAGGACGGTCAGCCGTGAGGACGCTGGCCAAGGGCGTGGCCGGCCGGCTGCTCGTCGGCTACCTGCCGGCCGCGCACCTGGGCGCGTGGGAGCTCGCCGTGTCCGACGACCGCTTCCTGGACGGCGCCTGGGAGCTGACCGCCACGGTCAAGAGCGCCGACGCCTATTGGCTCGACCACGGCTCGTCCTTCTGCCTCGAGCTCGAGCTCGGCCCCCAGCGCTGGCGCTGGCCGGCCGTGCGCGTCGAGGCCGGCGCGCGGGCGCTGACCGTCGCGGGCCAGGGACCACCGGAGGTTTCGATCGATGCCTAGCCCGTTCGTCAAGCCGACCACCGTCCGCCTGAGGCTCTCGGAGGACCGCTGGATCGAGGCCAAGGAGCGGCTCAATTTCGGCGAGCTCCAGGCGCTGAACAGTGCCGGCCTGACCCGTGTCGGCGGCGTCTTCCCCAACGGAAGCGGCGCGGCTGCCGACGACGTCGGCCTGGACGTCGATATGGCCCGCTGGATGGTCGAGCGCATCGCGGTGTGGCTGGTCGACTGGAGCTTCCGGGACGACGACGACAGGCCGGTGCGCGTCAGCCGCGACGCGATCCGCTCGCTCGACCCGGCCGTCGCGCAGGAGATCCAGGACGCGCTGGACGCCCACGTCGCCGCGCAGGAGGCGCTGGGAAAAGCGACGAGCACGAGACCGCCGACCGGAACGCGGTCGCGGTGATGAAGTGGATGGGCTGGAGCTACGACGACCTGCTCCGGGCGCCGGCCGTGCTGGTCGTCGAGGTGATCCCCGAGCTCATCGCCGAGGAACGGCGCGACGCGGAGGGCGGTAAGTAGCGTGCCCACGCAGAGCGAGATTCAACTCTTACTCTCGGCCCGCTCGACGGCCGCGCCCGTGCTCAACGCCGCCGCGCGCCAGCTCGGCCTGTTCAACCGGGGGATCGACGACAGCACGCGCTCGACCCGGCAGGCCGCGCCGGCGCTCCGCCAGTTCGAGCAGAACATCCGCTCCTTCGCCGCGGCCTCGCGCACCGGGCTCGGCCCGCTGCTGGCCGCCGGGGGCGTGAGCGCCCTCTCGGGCACGCTGATGGCGGTCGGCATCGGCTTCGATTCGCTCCGCGAGCAGGCGCTGCTGGCCTTCGAGCAGATCTACGGCTCGGCCTCCCGGGCGACCGCGTTCCTGCAGGGCCTGCAGCAGGCCGCGCTCGAGACGCCCTTCGCCTTCTCCGACGTGCTGCAGATCGGGCAGCGCCTCGCCGTCGTCGGCTACAGCGCCCAGCAGGCGACGAGCCTGGTCAAGCTCTTCTCCGACGTCGTCTCCTCCATCCCCGGCGCCGGCGCCGACCAGCTCAACGCGATCACGATGTCCTTCGCCCGGATGCGCGAGTCGGGCGTGGCGAGCCTGGGCGAGATCGAGACGCTCAGCGCGCAGGGGATCCCGGCCCTGCAGATCCTGGCCGAGCAGTTCGGGACCAGCACGCGCGGCATGCGCCGGATGCTGATGCGCGACCTGCCGGCCGAGATGATTATGACCCGCCTCGAGGCCGGGCTGCGGGCGCGCTTCGGGGGCCTGGGCCAGAAGCAGATGGACACCTTCCGGGGCGTCGTCTCCAACATCCGCGACATCGTCTCGCAGGACCTCGGCAACGTGATGCTGCCGTTCTTCATCAAGCTCCGGGACCTGCTGCGCACGATCGTCGACTCCCTGGTCAAGCTCCGGACCTTCTTCGCCGGCCTGCCGCAGCCGGTCAAGGACTTCGTCAAGGTGGGCGGTTCGCTGCTCTTGATCCTGATCCCGCTGGGCCTGGCGCTGGGGGGCATCGTCGGCGCGGTCGAGGCGATCGGCACGGTCATCGGCGCGGCCGCGGGCGCGGTCGGCATCATCGTCGCCGTCCTGGGCGGGCCGCTCGCGCTCGCGATCGCGGCCGTCATCCTGGTCGCGGCCGGCCTGTACCTGGCCTGGACGAGCAACTGGCTCGGCATCCGCGACGTGGTCGGGCGGACGGTCCAGTACTTCGCGGATTGGTTCGCCTCGATCGTGACCGGGGTGCGGTGGCTCGCCGACACGACCGGGGCCGTGCTCTCGGCCGGCTGGGGGTACGTCGCCGCGCTCTTCCAGTGGCTCGTCGACACAGTCGGGCCGATCGTGTCCGGCGCCTGGGGTTCGGTCGTGGCCTGGTTCCAGTGGCTCGTCGCCGCCGCGGGCGCGACGATCGCGAGCGGCTGGCAGTGGATCGTCTCGTGGTTCCAGTGGCTCGTGGACACGGTCGGGCCGATCGTCTCGGGCGCGTGGCAGACCGTCGTGGCCTGGTTCACCTGGCTGATCGAGAGCGCGGTCAACGTCGTCTCGAGCGGGTGGGCGAACCTCGTCGACTGGTTCACCTGGCTGGTGACCGCGGCGGGAAACGTCGTGTCCGCGGGCTGGCAGGCCGTCGCGTCGTGGTTCACCTGGCTCTGGGATGCGGCCGTCGGCGCGGTCTCGGGGATGGCCCAGAACGTCGTCGACTGGTGGAACTGGATGATCGAGACGATCCGCAATTCCCCGCTCGGGCAGCTCATCGACTCGATCCGCGGCGCGGTCGGGGGGATCGTGGGCGCGGTTGGCGGCGCGCTCGGGCTGAACACCGGCACGAGCGGGTCGCAGGCGCCGATCCCGTCGATGCAGGCCGGCGGCATCACGCGCTCCGCAGGCCTGGCCTACCTGCACCCGAACGAGGCGGTCATCCCGCTCTCGGGCGGCGGTGGCCTGGGCGGCGGCGTGACGATCAACAACTACTTCAGCGGGCCGATGCTCGGCCAGGACCTCGAGGACGTGATCGTGCGGACGCTGGACAACGCGCGCCGCCGGATGCGGACGGACTGAGATGCCCCCGACCTACGCGGTCTTCGTCGACTGGGACAACTCCGGTGACGTGGGCGGCCCCGGCACGATCGACGCGCTCGGGACGACGACCATCGACGGGCTCGGCACCATGACCATCGACGGCCTGGCGTCCGTCATCTCGCTCGAGGACGTCTCGGCGGACGTGCGGCTTTCCACCCCGCTGACCGCCAGCTACGGGCGCGACCAGGCGCGCGCCTACTCCCCGCCGATGGCGGGTAAATCGGCCTTCCTGCTCGACAACACCGACGGCAAATACGCCTCCCTCAACGCCTCCTCGCCGCTATTCGGCAAGCTGAACCCGGGGCTGCGCTGCCGGAGCACGATCACGCTCCTGGGCACCACCTACGGCCTGCACGACGGCTACCTGGGCGAGCCGTCCGAGCTGCCCGGCATCCGCCAGCAGCTCGTCAGCGAGACGTCGTACGACGGCCTGGAGAAGCTCCGGGCGGCGATCATCTCGACCGCCGAGCTCGTGGGCGCGCGGATCGACGAGGCGATCGCCGCCTGCCTGGATGCGGCCAACTGGCCGGCCGACCGCCGCGCCCTCGCGGTCGCCGACACCACCTTGGTGCGCTGGTGCGTGGACGGAATCGACGCGGGCAAGGCGATCCGCGACCTCGCCTTCAGCGAAGGGGCGGGCGCGGCGTTCTTCATCGACCCCGACACCAGCTACGCCACGTTCCTGAACAGGAACTACCGGCTCCTCACCAGCCGCTGCACGACGAGCCAGATGACGGCGCGGAGCCAGGGTCCCGAGCCGCTCTTCGAGCAGGACTTCGCCTTCGATCCGGGCGTGCGCAACATCGTCAACGCCTGCACCGTGCCGGTCAACAGCTACGCGCTGGGCGCCGTCGGCGCGGTCTGGACCGGCCCGACGCCCGTCACGCTCGCGGCCAACGAGGTCCGGACCTACGCGGTCAGCACGACCGCCGACTGGTTCACCGCCGCCGCCGCGCCGACATCCGGCGCCGGCGACTTCACGGTGACGGCGGGCTCGCTCGTCTCGGCGACGCTGGACCGCACCAGCGGCAAGCGCTGCACCCTCACGCTCACGGCCGGGGCTTCGGGCGCGACCCTCACCGGCCTGCGGATCCGTGCCCAGACGGTCACGATCACGAAGACCGACGTCTCCAACACGGTCAGCGGAGCGGCGGCGTCGGGGATCGACTACGGCGTGCGCACGTTCCGGGACGAGTTCATTCCGACCTGGCTCCCGGACCTGAACACCGCGCAGGACTTCTGCAACTACGTGGTGAGCCGCTACAAGGACCCCGTCCCGACGGTCCGGTTCGCGGTCAACAGCCAGAGCGACGCGCGGCTCGCGGCCGTGCTCCCGCGTAAGTTCAGCGACCGGATCACCGTCGTCGAGCCGCTCAGGGCGTATCTCAACGACGACTTCTTCGTCGAGCAGATCGCCGACGAGGTGTCGCCGGGCGGCAACCACCGGCGCATCTTCGGCTGCGAGAAGGCCTCCGACCAGGCGTTCTGGGTGCTCGGCGTGGCCGGCTACTCCGAGCTCGGCCAGACCACGGTCCCAGGCTACTAGACGGATGAGTCACGTCCTGCGCCACCGGATCGGCAATCCCGAAACCGCGCACCGGGTCTCCTCGCCGGAGGAGTACGTCGCGTGGATCCGCGTCCAGCATGTCGGGCTCGGCGGGCAGCCGGAGGATGTAGGGGACAGCGGGCTCGAGCTCCCTGCCTACGTCTCGGACGGCCGCTGGGTCGTGCAGTGCCCCTGCGGGAACTGCCCGAGTGCCCACCCCGAATGGCTGGTCGCCGCCTGCGTCGAGTGCGGCGCCGTCCACCGGGTAGCGGTGCCGGCGTCCTGGCGCCGGGGCGAGGCCGCGCTGCTCTCGCGGGAGCACCTGCGTTGGCGGACATGGTTCCCGACCAAGGAGTTGGCCGAGAAGCACGGCCGGGCAGCCCCGGACTCGATCCGGAGCCTTGAGCGCGGCGACACGGCGCACGATTCGTGGACGGCCCCCCGATCGTGGACGACGGGCGAGCTCGTCACGGCGGCCATGCTCAACACGCACCTCCGCGACAACCTGCTCGAGACGGCGCCGGCCAAGGTCACGACGGCCGGTGACCTGCTCTACGGGACCGGAGCCAACGCGCTCGCGCGGCTCGCGATCGGGAGCTCGGCGCTCCTTGGGATCAGCGGCGGTCTGCCGGCCTGGACGGCGGGCCCGAGCGTCGTCTCCCTCACGGTGATCGCTGGGCCCCTCGCGGTCGGCTCCAGCCCCGCCGACGCGGGGGGTATCGTCCGTCTGCCCAACGGCGTGACGCAGGGAATCACCTTCCGCAACAACGCCAACAACAACAACTTCACGTCGCTCTGCGTGGACAGCTCGGACACCCTGCTCCTGGGTTCCGGGGCGAACAACCTCAAGGTCGATCCCGCCAACGGCACCATCTTCGGCACGCCGAGCGGCAGCTACAAGGGCGGCGGCACGATCAACGCGGTCGCGGTCTGGCGCAACGGCACCTCCCTCGACCACGTCTTCGAGGACGCCTACGCCCTGCCGAGTATCCGTGAGATGCGCGCCTACTACGAGGAGCACCGGCAGCTACCGACGCTGCCGACGGGCGAGGTCCACGAGGACGGCAGCACGAATATGGGCGCGCTGACGGACCGGCTCTGGGAGACCGTCGAGGTGCAGGCGCGCTACATCGCGGAGCTCGACGCGCGCCTCGCGGCGCTGGAAGGCCGCTGACGTGACCACGACGACAGCCCGATTGGGGCTCAAGAAAGGCGTCGGAGGCGACGTCGCCCGCGACTACCTCAAGACGGACCTGGCCGCCTCCCTCGACATCCTCGATGAGAGCATCCTGAACGCCGCCTACCCGTGGGCGAACCTGCTCACCAACCCCGGCTTCGAGGTGTGGCAGCGGGGCACCGGCGCCTTCACGACGACGGCCGCGTTCACGGCCGACCGCTGGCAGATGACGATCGGCACCGGCACGCTCTCGGTCAGCCGCGACAGCGCCAACGCCGACACCGGCTCGCAGTACTGCGCCGCCGCGACGACGACCGGCACGGTCGATTCGCTCGTGCGCCAACTGCTCGAGGACTACATCGGCCTGCGCGGGCGGACGCTCACGCTCTCGGTGCGCGTGAAAGCCAGCGTCGCGAGCGGGGTCCGGATCTTCCTGTACGACTCCGTGAACGCCTACCGCTATTCCTCGTACCACACCGGCGGCGGGGCCTACGAGACGATCACTTTGACGTTAGCGATCCCGGCCGCCACGACCTCGATCTACGCCGGGATCCGCTTCAGCGCCGTGGGCACTTTCTATATCGATAGCGCGGTCCTGGTGGTGGGCTCGGTCGCGCCGCCCTACGCGCCGCTGCACCCACAAGAGGACCTGGCGCGGTGCCAGCGCTACTACGAGGTCCACGGCGGGGTGTCGGCCACGATCGCGCCCTACGGGTACGCGACGACCGGCGTGAACATCGGCCAGGCGATGGTCTGGCGGGCCCGCAAGGCGGTCACGCCGACCGTCACCAAGAACGGGACCTGGTCCGTCGTCAACTGCGGCCAGCCGATCGTGCAGGGCGCCGGCCCGGACAACTACAGCCTCTACGCCGCGGTCACCGCGACCGGCGCCGCCAACTTCTACACCGACTCCGCCGACGACACGGTGGTCGGAGAAAGCAATCCGTAGCGATGGCGATCGGGATCGTGCGCCACAACGCCGACGGCGGCTGCGACGTCTGGCATACGGAGGCCGGCCACGGCGGGACACTCACCGGCGCCGCGCTGCGGTTCGGGCGCAACCCGGACGGCTCGGTCAACACGGACTGGATCGAGATGGCGTGCCCCGTGGCGGGGTGCGCCGGCGTCTCCTACCACCCGATCGGCGGCGGCTGCCAGCCGGGGGCGATCCAGAAGCTCTTCGCGCGGATCTACCTGCGTCGGGCCGCCGCGCTCGGCATCCCAACTGGGGAGCGGACCTGGCCAGCCATCCGCGCGCGGATCAAGGCGCGCGTCGAGGCGATGGACGGCATCGGGCGCTTCCGGCTCGATGCGATGGCCGGCGAAGACGACGAGCCGGAGCCGTGAGCCGTGGACCTGCTGCAGCTCGCCCAGGTCTTCGGGCTGCCCGTCGCCCTGTTGCTCCTCGGTGTCTATGCCTTCGCCACGGGCCGGGTCATCCCGCGGCTGATGTACGACGAGGTGAAAGCGGACCGCGACGCCTGGCGCCGGGTGGCCGAGAAGGCGACCGATGCCCTCGAAGAATTGGGCGATGTGGCGGACAAGGCGGTCAAACAGGTGGTACGCCGGTGAGAGCCTTCTGGCGCAGGGCGCTGTCGCGCGTCGGCCTGGCGACGGCCGAGGAGGCCGAGGAGCAGAAGCGCGCCGTGGAGCGCGTCAACCGGCGCGTCGACATCCTCCGCGGGCGCGTGCAGACGCTCGACGCCCGACTCAACAACGCGCTGCGTCGATCCGGCCGGGAGGAGGAGGAGCACGCTGGCGACCGGGAGTCCCTTTGATCTCCTCTGGCCCCTGTCCAGCCTCGGCGCGATGGTGCCGGTCGGCTTCCTGCTCGTCCAGGCCTGGGGCACGCTCCGCTACGTGCGCGCCGAGGGCCTCGACGGCGAGCGCCGGCTGCTCGCCGGGGGCGACGTGCGCCGGGGCCTGCTCTACACGCTCGTGCTCCTGGGCAACAGCGCGGTCGGCGTGCTCGCCTTCCTCGGGGTCCTGCCGGTGCCCTCCGTGACCGCGGCCTACGCCAGCGTGGGCTCGGCGCTCTTCGGGCTGGAGGCCTGGCTCGAGGTGCTCGACCTGAAGCGGCTCGAGCGGGAGCGGAGCCGGCGCAACAGGCGGGCCACGGACCGGGGTCCGCGCGGATGAGCGAGCAGCCGGAGCCGCGGATGAGCCAGGTCGCCCGGACCGTGAAGCAGCGCAAGAGGACGCCGGTCGCGGCCGCGCCGTCCAACGTGCCGGCCGATCCGGTGGCGGCCCTGCGCGACCGGACCTGGGGGCTGGCCGAGGAGTTCGAGCACCTCGGCTACCCGTGGCTGGCCGCGGCGATCAAGGGCGCGATCGCGCTCAGCAAGGGCGAACACTAGCCGTGCCCGGTTTCGACCGCGGCTGGCGGGATAGTCGCGTCTGGAGCCGGCTGCTCTCGGCCGCGGCCGATCTGGAGCGGACGACCGAGGCCCCCGACCGCGAGCTGGCGCACACGCTGCGCGGCCTCGTGGCCAAGGATCAGGCCCGGCTCACGAACCAGGCGCGCAAAGCGCAGCGCGAACGGTGATGCCCGATGACCCGAGACCGCAGCGCCGAGGGCCACCGCCCGTGCCCGGCCTGCGGCGGCCCCCAGCTGCTCTCGGCGCGGCTGCAGGGCGGCGCCCTGGTCTGGAGCTGGCGCTGCGCCGACTGCGGCCGGGTCGATCCGGCGTCCCTGCCGCCGGGACGGCCGGAAGGCACCTAGACGACGTCCCAGGAGGCGACACGTGACGATCACGCTCAAGACCGTGCTGATCTTGCTCTCGCTGCTGCTGTTCGGGATCGCCGCCGTGGGCATCCCGACCGGGCGCGTCGGCGCGATCGCCGCCGGCCTCTTTTTGTGGGAACTCGCGACGGTGGTCGCGTGATCGCGCTGCGTCTGGCCGTCACCGTGCTGGCCGCCGTCCAGGCCGGCATCACCGCCTACCTCGGCTTCGGGGAGCAGATCCCCCAGGAGCTCAAGATCGCGGCGGTCGTCGCCTCCGCGGTGCTGGCGGTCCTGATCAACCAGCTCCCGAGAATCCAGGACACGCCCGTCTCGGAGAGGCCCAAGCCGACGCCGCGCGGATGAGCGCCCCGGAGGCCTGGCGTCGCTACTGGCGACTCTGGCAGCGGGTCCTGTTCGCGCTCCGGCCCCGGGCACCCGACCCGCCGGACTGAGCGTCCGCTGCACGAAATCGGCCTTCCGTGCCCGATCTAAGCGCCGTCGCGCTCGCGGTCGTCGTCCTGGTCGACCTGGCCGCCATCTACCTGCTGGCGCGCGCCCTGGTCGCCATCGCCGACGCCGTGCGCTCCCTGACCCGCGCCGTCGAGGCCACCGCCGGCGTCGTCGTCGCCGTGGGCGAGGGGGTGACCGACGACGTCGCCCGGATCGTGCGCCGCCTCGACGAGCTCGAGCGCACAGTCGGGCGCAGGCGGTCCGATCCGACCGAGGGGCCGCCCAGGCCCTGAGCCGTACACTCCCGGTGGGCGGTTGGCTGAGCGGTCGAAGGCGCCCCCAAGGTATCACCGCGTTGGGGGTAGGGCTCCGGTCCTCGCGGGTCCGAATCCCGCATCGCCCAGTAGACTCGTCCCGGGCGAGGCGCCGGCGCGTCAACCCCGGCAACCCGGTTGGTCAGACCGGCGTCTCGTCTACCTCACAAGCGTACAGATCGGGTCTCGTCTACACTGACAACCGCTGCCGCGGTGACGCGGTTGCGGCCGACCCTCTTCGGCGCTCGGTGATCGTGGGGACGGGGCCAGCGCCGAAGGGGCCGTACACTGTTTCCGGGCGGTGCCGTGGGTCGTCTTGCGCCGGACGGCTCGGGCGCCGTGGAACCGCGCGCCCACCGCCTCCTAGCCGCCGCGGACGAAGGAGAGCACGGCCGGACGGAGCGAGGGATCGGCCTCCCAGCTCCCGATCGCGCGGTAGAGGTCGCGCGCCTGAATCTTGGAGAGGTCCATACGACTGGCCAGCGCGCGCGTGAGCGTCAGGGTGACCGCCGGCCCGTGGGCGGGCTGGCCCCGCAGGTCCTTGAACTGGGCCGTCGCCCGGAGCCGGACGGCCTCGAGCCCGGGCAGCGCGAACGCCTTGGACGCGAACTCGGCCAGCGCGTCGCCGGCCTGGGCCGCGATGTCCTCGCCGCCCCAGACGCCGGCGAGCTCGTAGTCGACCGTGCCCGTGGAGCCCTCGACGGTGCTCGAGCGGAACTCGCCGTCGAAGTACCCACGGGCGGCGGCCTCGAACGCGGGCCCGATCGCCGGCGCCGACGGACCGGCACCGGCCTGGGGCGTCGGCGCATAGACCACGCGCACGACTGTCGTGCCGACCGCGACCGGCCGTGCCCAGTCCGCGGCCGCCGTCGGCGTCGGCGTCGGAGCGGCGGATTGGCCGCCGAGCATGCCGGCGAACGTGATCAGGAGGACGACGAGCAGGAAGCAGCCGCAGCCCAACCGCACGCGGCCGGTCCGCGTCCGCGGTTCGAGCACGCCGCCCGAGCGGATGCTCGCGGCCCGGGTACGATTGGACTGCATCGGGTTCCTCGTTTCTCGGTGCCGCGGCCCCGGCCGTTCACGCGGCGCGGGGCCACTTCGCTGCCGCGCAGTCTACGGCGCCCTGTCAAGAGACGGGCGGACGACCGCTCAGCGCTCCGCGCGCACGACGACCACTCCGACCACCCAGATATCCGGATCATCCTCGTCCGGCACTGGGTACGGCTCGAAGCTGGGTCCGAGCGGTCGCAGGACGAACACGAGATCGCCGGGCAACGGACGACCGTCGATGACCACCGACACGACGAGTCCTCGGTGGCGGCAGCCCCGCTCGAGCCGTGCGACCAGTTCGAGCAGGCGCCCGACGGTCGCATCGTCGTACCCCATCGCGGCAGTGTGCGGGAGGGCGGACCAGGTCACCATAGGACGGCACGGCTAGGACTCTATTCCTTGCTTGCCTGTCCGGCGACGACGCGCTTCGCGGATGGACGCACCGGGTTCCTCCAGTTTCCCGGGCGCGACCAGAACGGCGATCAACTCCGAGCGCTCGTCGCGGTTGGAGGGCGACACCAGAAGCTGCGCCAGCGTCTCATGAACGGTCGCGCGGATCAAGTCGGCCATAACGGCGTCGTGCGCCAGCGCAGGGGCCGGCGCTAGCGCGGGCGCGGCGCCGCTGCGGATGTGTTCGACCGGCGTCTTGAGCGCCGCCATCAGCTTGAAGATGCTGTCGATACCGGGGTTCTTCACCTCGCCCGATTCGATCTTCGAGACGGTGCCCTGGTCCACGCCCGATCGCCGCGCCAGTTCGCTCTGGCTCCAATCAAGAGCCTCTCGCAGGAGACGGATCCGGTCGCCGTCGATGACGGTGTCGGCCGCTCTCATCCTATGAAGTTTGGCATACGCGGCCACTTGACAGGTTATGCAAACGCTCATAGAATGCGCCTATGATCTATGAACGTCCGCATAGCACCAGAGGGCTGACCGACATCGTCCGTGAGCTGCAAGGCGACGAGTCGCAGGTTCGGTTCTCGGCGCGCGTGGGCATCGAGCAGTCGGAGCTCAGCCGCTTCCTGCGAGGGGGACGGCGCGCAGGCAGGGGGATGATCATCGGCCTCCTGCGCGCCTTCCCTGAGCGGCAGCTCGAGATCATCGCGGCTCTGATGGCCGAGGGCGGGGAAGCGAACGGAAACGGCTCGACCCCGAGCGCCGCCGCGGGCTGAAGGCGTGGGGTGAAGGGAAGGAAGGCCGGCACGGCCGGATCAAGGTACGCCTCAGCGGCGGGTTCTGTTAGGCCGGCGCGGGGGAGAAAGGGTGGAGGAACGGTCCAAGCCGGTTGACGACCGAGCGCCCGGCGCTTTCTGGTGGCGGCGTTCGGGCAAGAAAAAAGCGGGGCCGCCGTGCCCGGTGACCCCGCCTGACGAGGACTGGAATCCGCCGTCGCGGCGATTGTAACGACCGCGACGGGGGACCGGCAACGAACGCGATTGAGGACTGGATGAAGTGGACGGACAAGCGATGACCGACCTACGGCTCGATCAGCCGAGCGCGGAGATCCTGCTGCGCCAGCGGATGTGCCTTCTGACGATGACCGCCGACCTGGCCGCCCAGCGCATCGAGGCGATCCTGGGCCGCGCGCGCCCCGAGGACATCGAACTGGTGTCCTACCGGGGTCTGCGGGAGATCGCCGCCGAGCTCCGCGCCGCGGCCGAGCGGGCAGTGGGCAGCGTCGAGCTGTACGACCCGATCGAGCAGCCTCATTGAGCGCGACGACGATCTACCGCGCCGAGCAACGCGACACGACGGAATGTCGCGCGTGGGTCGAGGTGGACGGTCACCGCCGGCGCCTCTGGCTGTACGAGTACGACCAGAAGAGCGGGCGTTACCGGCGGGTTCCCGATGTCGATCAATTCGCCTACGGGTACGGGGGGACCGGGCCACACAACCTGGCGCGGGCCATCGTGGCGCACGCGCTCGGGCCGCAGCGAATCAACCGGCCGGACGGCAACCTCCTGGTGAACGAGCTCGTCTGGTCGTTGATCGCCCGCTCGCCGGCGAACGAACCGCTGGCGATCCCGCTCGCACGCGTGATGGCGCTCGACGAGACGCTCGCGCTCGAGGGTGCGCCGCCGTGATCAAGTTCACCGCCACGCTGCCGGACGGGCGCAGGCTGGTGGGCCTGGGCCTCTCACGAGCCAACTGCGAGCGCCTCCTGGCCGACCAGCCGATCGTCGTCGACACCCAGATCCAGCTGGGCCTGCCCTGGCGCGGCGAGATCCTGCTCTTCGCCGGCGAGAGCGAGGCCGCGCTCGTGCGGCGGCTGGACGAGCTGGGCGTCGTCGGGCCCGAGACGGTGATCCACCGGGAGACACCGTGAGCCGCCTGGCCGTCTGCCGCTTCTGCGGAGCGCGCGGGCGCGAAGAGGAGAGCGACGTCGCTCCCGGCGTCTGCCCGTCCTGCCTGGACGAGCGGATGGCGCGCGCCACGGAGCACTTCGCGGCCAACACGGCCCGCCTGGGCCTGGGCGAGGCGCTTCGGCGGGCACACGCCGAGTTCGTCGGCTTCGGGATGACCGAAGAGGCGTCCAGGGCATTCCTGGCCCAGGCGCTGATCGAAGGGCACCGGGCATGAGGGAGCGCCCAATCCTGATCGTCCCGCTCGAGGACGTCCTGGCCCAGCTCGACGGGTTGCTCGCGGCGTGGGATGGCCTCGCTGCGGAGAGGGGGGCCTCTCCTGCGTCGGCGAAACCGCCGCGCTGGCCAGTCACGGCGGGGTCCTCGGTAGGACGGCAACGGAGTAGGTCGACGTCCGCGAGGAACAGGGCGAGTGTAACGGCCGACCCCGAAGGGGGCAACGGATCGGGGCTTCCCCGACGAGCGGGCGAAAGAAAACCGGCTCGGGGGTTGAAGCCGAGCCGGTGATCCCATCACCCCGGCCGCGGTACCCCGTGACGGGCGCCGCGGCCGAAGAGAGGAAATGCGTTGGTCAGCCCCGTGCAGGACCCGACCTACTCCGCGAGCGTGATTGTGCGGCAGACCCGCGGTGGTGCGCAAGGGGGCGCGTACCGCAGCCGGCGTAAGAGTTCAGGGGCCGGCTCGTGATCGGCCCGCCCGCCGTCGCGGTTTGCCGCGGGTGTTTTGCCGGACCGTCTGGTGGGACGTACCCGGCTACGGCTCTCTTCGTATCGGCTGCCGCCCTTTCTCGACGAAGGGGCCGCGGCTGGGGCTCAGTCGCCACGCCGGGCACCCGATGGCGCTGACCAGGAGGCGCAACCCGGGCGAGCAATGCTGCTGCGCGGCCTGCGAGCGCAACCGCCAGCGGGAACGCCGGCGGCGGGTGCGGGCGGCGTGACCCGGGCGAGGCGGTGGCGCAGGTGCCCGTGGTGCGGCCTGGTCGCGCGGACGACGGCCTTCGTGCTGGTCGATCCCGGCCTGCCGATCCGCCAGCACGGCTGGCGGCGGCGGCGTTGCCCGGGGTGCGCCAAGGAAGGCCGGGCGTGGACCTTCGCCGTGGTCCGCGCGGCGGTGGCGGCATGACTCTGTCGGCAATCGCGACGGCCGAGATAACCGACGAGCTGCGCCGGCGCGGGTTGCTCGTCGTCGATCCGCGGGGCGGGCGCGTGCTGCCGGGGCTGAGCATCGAGACGGGTGGGTGCCGCGTCCGGTGGCGCGGCGGCGCGGTCGGCCTGAGCCGGCGCGAGGGCGAGGTGTTGGCGGTGCTCGCCTCCGCCTGGCCCGGAGCGGTGCGCGGGGACCGGCTGCGGTTCGCCGTCTGGGGCAGCTACGCCGAGGAGAACATCCAGCGCGCCTACGTCTGCTACCTCCGGGTGAAGCTGCCCGGTCTGATCGAGACGCTGCCGGTCGGCGCGGGCTACCGGCTGGCACTCGCCGAGGAGGCGTCCTGATGCCGCGGCAGGCGATGATTCGACCGGAGTTCTTTCGGGACGAGGTCCTCGCCGAGGTCGAGCCGCTCGGGCGCCTGCTGTATATGGCGCTGTGGTGCTGGACGGACGGGCAGGGCCGCATCGAGGACGAGCCGTCGGTCCTGGCCCGCGTGATGCTAGCCGGGCGCGCGTGTGACGCCGACGATTTGCTCGAGCAGCTCGCCCGGCGCGGCTTCGTCCGGCGGTTCGCGGCCCCGGGGCAGCGGTTCGTCGAGATCGTCGGGTTTCGGGGCGGGGATAGGGGCAGGGACCGGCCGCGCCTGATGGAGTGGCGCGGCGAACGCGCGCCCGCTTCGCCGGCGGCCCGTCGTGCTCGGCGCCGTGCCCGGCGCCAGCGGATCGCCGAACGCGACGGGTGGATCTGCGGGATCTGTGGCGCGCCGATCGCGCGCGCGCAGTTGCACATCGACCATATCGTGCCGGTGTGCCGGGGCGGGACGTCCGATGCGTCGAACCTCCAGGCCGCGCATGCCCGGTGCAACCTGGCGAAAGGAGGCCGGGCGTGAGCTGGGTGCGGTTGGACGACCGCTTCCTGCAGAACCGCAAGGTGATGGAGGCGGGCCTGCAGGCGCGGATGCTGTACATCGCCAGCCTGTGCCACTGCGCGGGCGAGCTGACCGACGGTTTCATCCCGACCGTCGCGGTGGCGAAGATGGCGAGCCAGGCCGACGTCCGCGGCGCCGGACGGGCCGCGGCGCGTTTGGTGGCGGTGGGTCTGTGGGAGCAGGCACCGGGCGGCTTCCGGGTCCACGACTACCTCGAGTACAACCCGAGCCGCGCCGACGTGCTGGCGGAGCGCTCGGCGAGCCGCGAGCGCGTCAACGCCTGGCGCAAGGCCAAGCGCGGGAGCGGCGGTAACGGCGTACGTACGCCGTTGGTAACGGCGCATGTACGCACGCCCCGTCCCATGACCCATGACCCGACCCATGACCCCGAGGATCGTGTGCCGGCTAGCAGAGACAGGCCGGCGCCTCAGCCGACCGGCGGCGGTGCGCGCGCCGATCCCGCCCCAGTCTCCGTGGAGCACGAGGCCCTTCTGGCGGCGCTCGTCCAAGCGTTGAACTACGCCGCGGAATCGCCCCAGGAGGAGGCCGAATGGCACGCCGCCGTGGATTCGATGCTCGCCCGGGCCGAGCCGGTGACACCGGATGAGGTGCCGCGGCTGCTCTCGGAGTACGAGGCGACGCGCAGCGACGCGGTGCCGCGCACGCCCCGCGCGCTCGCACGGGCCGTCGCCGAGCTGCGCCGCCGTCGCGCGCGATCCGACGTCGAAGCGTCGGCGAACGGTCGCGGAAGCGATGCCAAACCGCATGCGCGTTCGCGCACGAAGACGCACCCCGATTGGAGCTACGCGACCGACACGCCGCGGGATTGGACGACGACGAACACGCCGGGACGGACCCGGTGGGACGATGACGTCGGCGGCTACGTCGAGGTCGACGAGCCGGCCGCGGCGCAAGGAGGAGAGGCATGAGCCGCCACGGTAGCCCCGTGGTCCTTCGGGACCTGTACGTGCTCGCCCCGCGGCGCCGGCGCCGGCGGCAGCGGCTGGAGCTGGTCGCCGTCTACGGCGTGCTGTTCGCGGTCGGCGCGTGGCTCGGGTGGGCCGCGGGAGGCAGGCTGTGGTAGCCGAGCTCGAGCGCGCCGAGGCGACGGCGGAGCCGATCCCGGCCTTCCTCGAGCACCTGCGGGGCCGGGGCAGCGCCGAGGCGACGGTGGCGGCCTACGGTCAGGACCTGCGGCACCTGCGCGGCTGGCTGGGCCCTCGTCGGCTGTCGACCGGCCAGCTCGGGGCGTACCTCGAGGCGTTACGCTCGGGCGGCTACGCGCCGGCGACGATCGCGCGCCGCTTCGCCGCGGTGCGCGCCTTCTGCTCCTGGCTGCGGGCGAGCGGACGCGCCCCGGGCGACTCGACGGCGGGCATGCGGCCGCCGTCGGCGTCCACGCGGCCGGCGGTGGGGATACCGCCGGCGCAGGAGGCGGCGCTGCTGGGCAGCGTCGTCGGCGGATCGCACCCGCTCGGCTTGCGCGACGCGGCGATGCTGCGCGTTCTCTCGGCGGCCGGTCCACGCGTCTCGGAGCTCGTCGGGCTCGACCTGGAGGACCTCGACCTGCAAAGCGACTACGTCCGGATCCGTGGCCGCGGCTGGCGCGACCGGCTGGTGCCCTTCGACGGAGCCACGCACGCCTCCCTGGTCGTGTACCTGGCGGACGGGCGGCCGAGGCTTCGCCGGCGCGCGTCCGCGCCGGACCAGCTCACGCCGGCGCTGTTCGTGAACCGGTTCGGCGAGCGGCTGACGCGGCAGGGCATCAACTTGCTGCTGCACGGCTGGGCCCGAGCCGCCGGGCTGCCGGCCGACGGGGTCGTGCCCGGCGCACTGCGCCACGCGTTCGCACGCCGCCTCCTCGCGGAGCGGGTGGGCTACGCCGACCTGGCCGAGGTGATGGGGATGGGCGAGCTGGCGGCGCGGTGGCTGTACCGGCCGCTGCCCGGGGGGCCACCCTGATGGCCGCGGCCGAGGTCGAGGTCGCGCACGTGCGCCGCGCGCACCTGAGTGCGGACTCCGTCGACCGGGCGCTCACCCAGGCGGTCGGGCGCGCGATCGGCTGCGCCCAGCTCGCCGGCCGGGACCGGTTCATGGTCGGTCCGCTCGAGGTCGAGGCCGAGGTGCCCGGCGATCGCGACCGGGTCGAGCGGTGGCGGGTCAGCTTCCGCGTGCGGAGGGTGCCGTGATCGCCGCGCAGCAGCCCCATTCCGATCTCTTCGAGGACGCCGGGCCGCGGCGGGTGGTCGTGCCGGTCTGGCTGCGGGTGCCGGCGCATGCCGACATCGGCGATGTGGCCGACGAGGACCTCGCGGCCGAGTGTCGGCGGCGCGGCTACGCGGTCTTCCGCGTGGGCGCGGACCTGGTGCTGCCGGGCGTGGTCGTCCGCACGGACAGGCACGCGCTGGTCTGGGGCCGGAGGGAGATCGCGTTCACGGCGCGCGAGGGCGAGGTGGTGCGCGTGCTGGCGGCCGCCTGGCCCCGGGGCGTCCGCAAGGAGACGCTCCTGCAGGAGGTGTGGGGCGGTCACGTCGCGCCGCACACCGTATCGGTCTACGTCCGGTACCTGCGCCGCAAGGCGCCGGGATTGATCGAGACGCTCCGGCACTACGCCGGCTACCGGCTGTGCTTGGAGGTGCCCGGTGACTGAGTCGATCAAGCAGAACGTCCCGACCACGTCGGGCTGCCCCGAGTGCGGCGGCCAGCTCCTGCTGATGACCCGCAAAGCCGACGGCAAACGCTTCCTCGCCTGCCGGAACTTCTACGCGCCCGAGATCCGCTGCCCGTACACCCGGGACGAGGTGCCCGTCTCGATCCGGCTGCGCGAGATCGGCGCGCCGACCCTGCCGGCACTCGACTGAGGTGGCCGAGATCCTCGGCGTCCAGCGCGGCTTCGTCGAGTTGGGCCAGCGCCACGTCTTCGTCGGCCCGAAGCGCCGGCCCGCGGACCGGCCAGCGTTCAAGCCGCCGCCGCGGCCGCGGCCCTGGACCCGCGGCCCAATCGCGCGGCCCGTCGACCCGGTCCGGGCCCGGCGCGACTACGACGTCCCGCAGCGCATCGCGCCGACGCACTCGCCGATCGACCCGCCGCCGCAGGAGGACCTCGAGCCGCGCCGGGTGAAGCGATTGAGCGACTGGATCCGGGAGGACACACGATGACGACCGAGACGATGCGCATGCGCTCCCTCGAGGGGCTGTTCCCCAATCCGCTCAACCCGCGCGGCTCGATCGACACCTACGACGTCGACGAGCTCGCCGCCTCGATCCGCGCGCAGGGCGTGCTCCAGCCGCTGCTGGTCACCCCGGACGGGACGATCGTCGCCGGCCACCGGCGCTACCTCGCCGCCCTGCGCGCCGGCATCGGGCAGGTGCCCGTGCTCGAGCGGGCCCTCTCCGAGGACCAGCAGCTCGAGGTGATGCTGGTCGAGAACCTGCAGCGCGAGGCCCTGACGCCCCTGCAGGAGGCCCGCGCCTACCGCCGGATGATCGACGCCGGCGCCAACGTGGCCGACCTGGCGCGCCGGCTCGGGGTCGCACGGGACCGGATCGCGCGCCGCCTCGAGGTCCTGCAGCTCGCACCGGAGGTGCAGGACCAGCTCGACCGCTACGAGATCCCGATCACGCTCGCCCGGCCGCTGAGCCGGATCCAGGACTGGCCGACCCAGCGTCGCCTGGCGGTCTTCGCCGCACGCCGCGGCCTCAAGGTGGCGGTGCTCGAGCGCCTCGTCGACCGCAGCCTCGGTGGCGACGCGCCCTTCGCGCGCACGCCGCGTCCGGTCGTGGCGGCCGCGCCGACGAACGTGCGCGCGGTGCGCGCCGATCTGCTGGCGGCGCTGGAGGCCGACCCGGAGCGCAGGCTCACCTTCGGGCGCCTGGCGCAGGCGGTCGGCGACGTCTGTTGCGCCTGCGGGATGCAGGACCAGCCCGAGATCTGCGGCGCATGCCCGCTGCCCACGCTCCTGGTCGAGCTGGTCGGCTGATGGGCACCGCGCGCTCGGCCGCGACGGCCTCCCGACGGCCCCGGTGGTGGACCCGTGAACGCGTGCTCGCGGCGCTGCGCTACTTCCACGCCCGGACCGGGACCGCGCCGACCTCGAGCGATGCCTGGCAGGCCGTCACCCGCGGCGGCGGCAACGCGCCCGGCCGGCGCTACCCGTCGTTCCCGTCCGTGCTGTCGCACTTCGCGACCTTCCGGGACGCCTGGGAGGCCGCCGGCGTGCCGGTGGACAACGACCACCGTCCCTGGAGCGCGCTCGACGACTGGTACCTGCGCGAAGGGGCTGGGCGCGTGCCGCGCCTGGAGATCGCGCGCGACCTCGGCCGCACGCCGATGGCGGTCAAGAGCCGCCTGATCGAGCTGGGTTGGCACAGCTACCGCCTGCACGGCTGGAGCCTGCACCGGATCCGCCTGGCCACCGGCATCCCGTACACGCTGCTGCGCGACGGCTACGTGGGTAAGGGGCGGATCCCGTTCGAGCGCGGCAGCAAGAGTTTCTTCGTGGATCCGGCCGATCTGGTCGAGCTGCCGGAGATCGACTGGTCCCGAGCCTCGGACGAGCTCGTGCGCGCGGTCCGGCGGGCGCTGATCGGACGCCTGGTCGCCCAGCTCGAGGGCGGGCGGCTGCCCGGCTGGCACGAGCGGTGCGCGGCGAGCGTGGCCCGCTACCGCGCCGAGGTCAGGCTGCGCCGCCGGGGCGTGCCGACCCGGATCGCGCTCCGGATCCCGGACGAGCTGCGGGAGCGCGGCCTGCTCCCCGTGCCCGCCGCGGCCGCGTCCCTCGGCGTGCCGCCGACGACGCTGCGCTACTGGATCCGCCACCAGGGCTACCCCGCCGAACGGATCCGCGTCGGCGGCATCGAGGTCATCGGCGTGCGCCCGATCCCGCGGTTCCGGGCCGGGAGGGCTGCGTGATCGCCTACTCCGCGCTGATCAGCTCGGCAGGCTCGACGCCGAGCGCCGCGGCCAGCTTGTGCACCGTGCGCGGTTGGGCGGTGACCTCGTGCTTCTCGAGCCGGATGATGGTGCGTCGTGCGACGCCTGCCTTCGCGGCCAGATCTGCGAGCGACAGAATCCGCTGTTCGCGGATCTCACGCAGCCTGCTCAGTTTCGGCACGGCGCCGGGCTCCGCGCACGCCGGCACCGGCGCCTCCACGGCCGAGCGCCGGCCGACGATCCGGTTGTACCGCGGGCGCTCGCTTCGGATCAGGGCATCTTCGCGCACCAGCGCCTCGAGGCGGGTGTTGTGATGCTCGAGCTCGGCGCGTACCACCGCCCGCCACCACTCCTGCACGCGCCCGTGCTCCGTCAGCCGTTGCGCACCCCGCTGGGTGATCCCGACGTAGAGCAGCACGCCGGCCGCGTCGTAGAGGCGGTAGACGCTTACGCCGGCCGCTGCTCCTGCGCCTCCAGCTCGCGCCGGAGGATCAGCTCGACCAACTTCGTGACCGATCGTTCCTCCCGCTCGGCGAGCCGCCTCAGCGGCTCGCGCATCGCCTCCGGGAGGTACAGGTGCAGCTCGTACGTGTTGCGCCTGTTCGCCACCGTCCCCAGTGTATCCGACTTGTGTCCCACTCACGGTCTCCCTCTTGTGTTGTATCCACAAGTAGTGTATAGTGAGGATACACAAAGCACAAGGGGAGCGGGCAATGACGACCGATCAGGTGATCCAGCGGGCGATCGAGGAGGGCGTGAGCGAGCAGCAGATCACGCGCGCGCTCGACCTGTGGCTCGAGACGAACGCGTTCCGGGCGGCGCAGGGCTGCGCGCCGATGCCGCTCGAAGACGTGATGCCGCGCTACGAGGTGCGGTGATGGCGATGACGGAAGAGGCGCAGATCCGCGGGGCGTTCGACAGGGCGCGCTCCCGGCTGGCGCTGGTGCATTTCATCCAGACCACGGAGGCCGGGTACGACCTTTACGCGGTTGGATCCAGCACCGACGTCGATTCCGGTTACGTCGTCTGCGTGCGGGAGAACGTCTACACCTGCACCTGCCAGAGTGAGCTCCGGCCTGCGTGCTGGCACCGGGCGGCCGTGGCGATCCGGCGCGCCAACGACCGGGCGCGGGCCGAGCACGAGGCGCGGCAGCAGGCGCGGCCGTGGACGGGCGAGGAGCTGGTGGCCTACTTCCTGGGACCGGAGGCGCGTTGATGGACCGCCAGCAGAAGATGAAGACGCCCCGGTTCGGGGAACTGCTCGACATCGCGTGGTCCAAGCACGGCCTAAAGCGGGTCACGACCTCGATCGTGCAACTGCCCAACGAGAGCAACCGCTGGACGACGATCGTGCATGCCACGGTCGAGACGGAGCGGGGCGAGTGGTCGGCGATCGGGGATGCGAATCCGGAAAACGCCAGCAAGATGATCGCGCCCCACGCGGTCCGGATGGCCGAGTCGCGGGCGATCGCGCGCGCGCTGCGGTGGGCGACGAACACCGGCGAGGTGGCCGACGTCGAGATGGGCGGGAGCGACGACGACGAGCAGCCCGCCCCGCGCACGAACGGCCAGCCTCCGGCGGCGCCGGCCTCCTCCAGCCGGTCGCCGGCGCCGCCGCTTCAGCCCGCCAGCCAGGACCCGGCGCGCACGGCCGAGGCGACCGAAGCGCGGGCGATCGCGCGCGACCTGCACCGGCGCATGCGCGCCATCAACCCGCAGACCCGCGTCGAGTTGCCGGCCGAGGACGATCCACCCAACGTGTGGACCTCGTTTATCGATACTTGGGGCCCTGCGGTCGCCGAGGCCGAGCAAAAGCGCGCCGCCAGCGCGGGACGGGCGGCCAAGGCCGAGAAGGCGGTGCGGTGAGTAAGGTGTCGATCGAGCGCGAGGACCTCGAGCGGCTGACCTCGGCCGCGACCGCGCACGTGGCTTTCCAACGCGTCGCCGAGCAGAGCCGCATCGCCGTGCCCGATATCGAGGCCACGATCGATGGCCACGTCGCCACGATCAGCGCCGCGGCGATGCGCGCCGACCTCGCCGAGCTCGAGGAGACCGTGATCCGCACGCGCCGGCTGCTCGGGTGGAGACGCTGATGTTCTCTGCTGGAGAACGCCGGTGATCGGGCGCACGCCGCACCAATTCGACGTGCTGAACGCGCGCGGCGAGACCCCGTGGGCATTGGCCGCGCTGCCGCGGCCGCCGCCGGCCGGCTGGCGCCTGGTCGAGGAAGCGCTCGACGGTGCGTCCTACTGCTCGGTCCGGCGCGTCGAGGGCCTGTTCCTGATCCTATCGGGCGCGACCGAGAGCGACGGCAAGCGCTGGCTGCACCTCAGCGTGAGCCACCGGCAGCGGATACCGACCTGGGACGAGTTCCGGCGGGCCAAGGAGGCGTTCCTGGGCGACCGCTACGCGCTGACCGTGCTCCCGCCGCGGCGGGAGTTCGTCAACATCCATCCGCGGGTGCTTCATTGCTTCGCGCCGCTCGACCCGGAGGCGTGGCCGTGCCCCGAGTTCAGCGGTGTCCTCGCCGGGGTGCGGACGCTGTGACCACGACTCCCGCGCCGCTGCCGCCCGAGCTGCGCGACCCGTTGATCGCAGAGCTCGCCCTCATCGGCCTCAAAGCCAGCGCCGCCCAGAGCGCGCTGGCCCACGGGCGGCTGCCGTGGGTGCGGACCTGGTGCGACGAGATCGCCGAGGCGGCGGGCCGGCTCGAGCGGGCGGTGGCGCGCGCGATCCCGCCGACGGAGCCGCTGGTGCCATGAGCGCGCAACGCACTCCGGTCACGATCCGCGCGGTCGGGTACCCGGGCGCCTGCGACTTCTGCTCGGGCCGGCCGATCGTGGCCGACTTCCCCTGCGTCGACTTCGTGCTGGACCTACCCCCGGTCGGGGGCACGCTCGACCGGGGGTCTGCGGGGGCCTGGGGCGCCTGCGTCCGCTGCGTCGAGGACGTCTGCGCCGGCCGGACGGGGCCGCCGATGGCGCGCGCGGTCGACCACCTGCTGCGGACCGGCGGCATCCCCGCGTCGCGGCGATCGGCGCTGCTGGCCCAGGTGGGCGCCGTGCACCGCGGCTTCTGGGACAACCGGCTGCCGGGTCCGCCCAAGCCCTGCGGGAGGGGGTTATGACGCCGCACGTCGACCGCGAGCAGCTCGGGCGCCTCGTGCGGCGCGTCTGGGTGAGCTGGGCCAGGGAGCAGCCCGACCCGAAGCCGTCCTGGCTGCTCGACTGGGACGATCTCGACGAGTCGCTGCGCGAGGTCGACCGGCGCATCGGCGAGGCCGTGGCCAACGCCGCGTTCGAGGCCGCGATGGGCGTGCGCGTCCCGGGCGACTCCGAGCGCAAGATCGAGGTCCAGTCGGGCTACGGTGCCAACTCGAAGGAACCGTTCGTGACGCTGACGTTGCCCGGCCCCGAGACGCGGATCCAGCTGCGTGCGCACGAGGCGCGGGATCTCGCCCAGAACCTGATCGAGGGCGCCGAGGCTGCGCTCACCGACGGCCTGATCGTCGAGTTCTTCGTCCGCCACATCGGCCTCGGCCTGCCGGAAGTCGCACCGATCCTGAACCAGCTCCGTGCCTTCCGGCTGCGTAAGTCCAAGGAGGGAACGTGAGCGACGAGCAGCAGGTCCAGGACACCGAGGCGATCACCTTCGCCCGCAGGGAGGCCTGCGCCGACGTGATCGCAGCGCTGGAGGCCCGAGTGGCCCATCTGGAGGCGGTCTTCGCTTCTCCCGGGTGGCGGGCGCTGGCGGCGTGGTTCGCCGAGCGGCCCGAGAACCGGGTCCGGGAGCTGGAGGCCGCCCTGGCCACCTCCGAGGCCGAACGGGACGCCTACAAGGAACGCCTGGACACGCTGGTTCCGCCCCTGCCGCCGGAGTGGGAAGGGTCGGCGCTCAGGGCCGGGATCAAGGCGGCGGTGGATCAGGCGAAGGAGTACCGGGGTAGGGCCGAGGCCGCAGAGGCGCGGTGCGTGACGCTGGCGGCGGCCCTGGACCGTTACGGTGCCCATCAGCCGGGGTGTGCGCTGTTGCGGCGTGGGATCGGGGGCGGCTGCACCTGCGGCCTCCGGGCGGCTCTGCGCGCCGCCCTCGGGGACGCGGGCGGCGCGGGACCGGGGAGGCGACGTGATCCGTCGACTGTGGTGCCTGCTGGCCTACGGCGGGCACGCCTGGGTGCTCGTCGGCACGAACCCTAGCGAGACGTGGGCCTTTTTCCGGTGCGCCCGGTGCGGGCTGGACGGGAGCCACCGGATGATGGCGGGCGGCGGGACCGGGGAGGGAGGGAGCACGTGAGATTCGAGGTGTTGTTCGAGCCGCGCGACCTGTGGATCGGCGTGTTCTGGGACACGTCGCGCGGCTTCGACTTGTACGTCTGCCTCGTGCCCTGCTTGTCGTTGCACTGGTACAGACGCGGGCCGGGGAGGCGGCCGTGGTGGGCGCGGTCGTGAACCACCTGCCCCTGAGCGACACGCGCGTCGGGGCTTGGCCCCACCTGGAGGCCGCGCCGTGACGGTGCCCGTCGAGATCATCACCCGCGAACGGCTGGAGCGCTGGGGCCAAGACTGCGTGCGCGAACACGCGACCCCGCTCGTCCTGATCGCCGTCGGTCACGACGCCGTCGCGGGCAAGATCGTGATCTGCCGGCCCGAGGACGGGCCGACCGACGCCGAGATCGGCGCGCTCCTGCGGCGCGTGGGGAAGGATCTGATGCGGTGGCGGTGAGCGAAGCGCGCGAGCACGACTTCTGGATCCACCTGCACGGCGAGCGCGGCGTCTTCTGGGAGCGGGTGCTCGGGACCGCCGTCCTGCCGATCCGTTCGCCGTGGCCCACACCGGCGCGGCTCCCCGACCGCGCGCCCGGCCTCGTCTTCCTGCTGGCGGCCGACCTGATGAGCCCGGCTCAGCTCGAGGCGATCCACGCCGCGATCGCCGAGCGCTTCGGGCTGCCCGTCGACGAGGTCCGGGCCGAGGCGGCGCGCGACGGCTACCCGATCCTGGGCGAGGAGGCCACCGTGGTGATCCACCGGCCGCAGCGGTGGCTGGGGTGAGCAAGCGCCGGCGCGAGCCCCGGGTCTCCGACGAGGAACGCCGCTTCTTCGAGCACGCGCGGCGCGTGCTGGTGCCGATGATGGCCGACTCCGGGATCTACCTCGGCATCGCGCCGGACGGGGAGCCGGACGTGAAGTTCGCCCTGGAGTTCGGGCTGGCCGTGCTGCTCGACAAGCCGCTGATCTTCGTCGTGCTCAAGGGCCGGACCGTGCCGTCGAAGCTGCGCCGGGTCGCCGACGCCATCGTCGAGGTCGAGGACCTGGACGACCCGAAGAGCCAGGACCGGATCGCGGCCGTCCTGAAAGAGTGGGCACCCTGAGCCCGTCGCTGCGCGTCGCCGTCGACGGCGAGGGCGCCTGGCCGGATCTGGCCCGCAAGCCGAACAAGGTGATGAAGCTCGGCGACTCCGCGATGGCGATCGCGGCGCTGGCCGGTGGGATGCAGAGCGGTCGCGCGTCCGTGATGTTCCGGATCCACCTGCCGGACGGCCGCACGGTCGTGATCGAGACGAGCCTGCGCACCCTGCACGCGGCGGTCACCGCGATCGTCGCCAGGCACGGCGAGCCGTTCATGCAGCACCCGCTGTCCGAGCGCGAGCACAAGATCGGCCTGGCGCTCGCGGCCGTGACGGCCCAGCTCGCCGACGCCAAGCAGCGCCTGGGCGAGCCGGTGCGCCTGGAACTCGAAGAAGCCGACGAGCTCTGGGACCGGGAGCAGCGGCTGCGCGCGGCGTTATCCCTGGCGCGGAGCATGATCCTCTCGGGCGAGCCGATGAGCGAGGAGGCGGGCAAGACGATCGACGACGCGCTGAGCGGGAGGAAGCCGGCGTGAGCGAGCACGGGCGCGACCCGCTGCGCTTCCTGGCGCTGGAAGAGGCGGCCGCGATCGTCGGCTTCGATCCCGCCTTCCTCAAGCAGCAGCTCGAGGACGGATCGCTCGGCGGGATCAAGCGCGGGCGCGAGTGGCGCATCCCCTACCGCGCGCTCGAGCTCTGGGTGGAGCGCATCGCCCAGGCCGCCGTCGGGGGTCCGCTCTCGGCGCGCCCGCGGGGCCGGCCGAGCGCCCACCAGGACGGCGCGTGAGGGGCCGCGCGGCGCGCATGCCCCTTCCGGTGTCCACGAATGGACCCGGTTTCGACCGGATGCGGCCCGGTCTGCCCCGGTCTGACCGGATGTGGCGGGTTGGCCGGAAAACCCCGGCGCGCCGGCGAGATGCCGGGGCCTTAACCTTTCGTTACCTAACCCACCGCTATTTTTCGGATAGCATCCGCTCGGCCGCGTCCGTTTCCCGGCTAAGCGTCCTCCCGGGTGTCCCCGACATGCGGCTCCGCCGCACCGAAGCGGAGCCGTTCGCCGACGGCCCGCGCGTCCCGCCGGGAGAGCGGCTCGTCGGCGTGCAGGTAGCCGGCCGTCGTGGCGAGGTTGGCGTGGCGCATCTGCCGCTGCAGGACCGGCGTCGGGGTCCCGGCGTCCAGGCTGAGCATGGCCGAGGCGTGCCGGAGGCGGTGGCTCGCGCCGCTCGGCTCGAGCCCGGCCCGCTCGGTCAGGGTGAGCAAGGAGGGCCGCAGCCGTCCGTAGGTGACCGCCCGACCGCCCATCTTGGCGTCGGTGAAGACGAGCTCGTCGGGCAGGCAGCGCCGGCCGCGTCCCTGCTCGAGGCGGCGCCAGTCCACCAGCAGCGCGATCAGGTCGCGGTCGACGGGCAGCGTCACGGCGCGCTTGCCCTTGACGTCCTCGGGCTCCCCGCTCAGGTGGCCGATCTGCTGCACGAGGCTGATCCGCTCGCCGAAGGCGTCGACGTCGCGCCAGCGCAGCCCGCAGGCCTCGGCGATCCGGGTCTTGGCGTACAGGCAGACCGCGACGATCGGGCCGATCGGCACGCCGTCGAGCACCGGGGCCGCGCGCCCGGCCGCGATCAGCAGCCGCGCCTCCTCGGCCGAGAAGGGCCGCGTCTCGGCCGGCTGGTGACCGGGCCGGAGCGTGCGCGCGGCGTCGAGCACGGCCCGCAGGTTGTGCAGCTCGGCGTTCTCGGCCAGCTCGCGCCGGAACACCTGGCACAGGCGAGCGAAGGCGCCGGTGCGGTCCCCCGTGGTCTCGCCGGCGCTCCGCAGCCGGCCGAGCCAGGACGCGACGTCGGCCCGGCGCACGTCCCGGAGCGCCACCCGGGAGAGCGGGGACTCGGCGATGCGCCGGCACCAGTGGCGGTAGGTGCGCAGCGTCGTCGGGGTGCGGCTGGCCTCGGCCTCGGCCAGGAAGGCCGCGACGGCCTGGCCGACCGTGCGCCGCTCGGCGCGCGGGCTGGGACTCTCGCCCTGGTCGACGCGGCGGCGCAGATCGAGGAGCGCGGCCTCGGCGCGGGTGCGGGCGGCCGCTTCGGCGCGCGCGCGGGCGGTGGGCTCGAGGTCCAGGCGCACCGACCAGGAGGGGCCGTCGTGGTCCTTGTAGCGGGTCCGGAAGACGATCCGGCCGCGGTGCGCGTCGACGATCCGGCGCACGCTGCCTTCGCCCGGTCGCCGGCGCCGGGTCGGGTGCTGGCCGTCGCGCCAGGCGAGCAGGAGCAGCATGACGCTGATCGGGTCGACGGCAGGCGGTGGCTGGCCCGGCACGGCGCGCTCATCATGCCACAGGAGACTCCGGCCCGGTGACCCGGCTGCGTCCGCCGACCGACGCCGAGCTCGAACGCCGCTGGCCGCACCTGCGCTGGCGCGAACCGGTGATCTTCGCTGTCCACGGCGGCGGCCTCGCGTTCTGCTGCAGGTTCTGCGCGCTGGCGGGCGCGATGCGCGGCGACGACGCGAGCACGCTGCCGCGGAGCCGGGCCGCCTACGACCGGCACATGCGCGAGCTGCACCCGGGCTGAACAACCTGGTCCGGGAATTGTTAGCCTGTGAGGTAAAGGAGATCGTGTCAGGTACTCCCGGATGAATCCAGGAGCTTGCATCTACTCCGGCAGGCGTTCCTGCCATCGTGACGCGTACGGCCGCCTGACAGCCGGCCCGGATTCGTGGCTTGCGCCACCAACCCGCGAAGGTGGGTACCGAACCCCCGAAGGAGCCCAGAGCTTGAACACTTTACGAGCCGAAGCGTTTCTCGGCTCAACCCCCGGTATTCAGTTGGAAAATAGCGCCCAACCGTTGACCCCCGAGAGGGTGCCTTCAGCGCCGCGCTCAGTGTACGCGCCGGCGGTCGGGGTCCGGTTGCACATCGGTGCAGGACGCGTCTGGCCTTGCGAGGCCACGGCTCAATTGATCCCCCGGATGAATCCGGGGGCGTCCTTGAGCCACGTCCTGTGACGGAAGGACTGTTCTCGCGGGTCGTGCGGGGGATGTACGGCCACCCGCTGCCGCAGCCGATGACGGTGGACGAGCTCCGTGGTGCCCTGCAGACGGCCGAGCGGGACCTGGCCACCGCGCGCGCCAACCTGCGCGACGCCCTCGCGCGACGGGACGAGACGGGCGCCCGCCTGCACGAGGAGCGGATCGTCGCGGTCGACGCCCGCCGGCGCGAGCTGGTCGGGCTGCTCGCGGCCGCCGAGGCGTCCGAGCAGGCACGGGCCGAGGCCTTCACCGAGCGCGCCGTCGCGCAGAAGCAGGCCGACGAGAAGAGCCGGCTGGACGGGATCGAGCGCAAGTTCCGGACGTACCAGGCCGCGCTCCTGCGGCGCCGGGCGGCGGAGATGCGGGCCGAGTTGGCGCTCCAGGCCGCGCGGCGGTCGCCGATGCCCGCCTCCGCCGACGAGGCCGACGACTGGCGGCTGATCCTCCAACGGGCGCGGCGGCTCATTCCGGAGGTGGACCTAGCCAGCCTTGGCCCCGACGAGCTGGAGCGGCGGGCCGTGGAGCTGGAGCGCGAGTGATGGCCGGCCGGTGCGGATCCGGTACGGCTCCGGTCGTTGCCGTCTGATGCGCGAGACCAGCCGGGCCCGGCAGGCCTGGGCCGACTACCTCGCGCTCGGCGAGGGCCGGAGCCTCGAGAAGCTCGCCGCGGACTACGTTTCCCGGTCCGGATCCGGACCGGATCCGGACCGGGAAACCGGCCCCGCGCCCCCAACGCGCTTCCTCTCGACGCTCAAGGAATGGTCCGCCCGGTTCGGCTGGCAGGAGCGCCTGCGCGCGATCGCCGACGCGGCCGCGGCCGACGCCCAGGCCGCGATCGCCGCCCGCCGCCGCGAGGTCCTCGAGGACGGCCTGGGCCTGGACTACGAGCGCGTCACGGTGCTCAAGCGCGTCGCCGAGCGGCTGCGCACCGAGATCGAGGAGGAGGGCCGGCTCTGGGTGCAGGATGCGAAGTCGATCGGATCGGGCGAGTCCGCCGAGCGGGTCGACATCGAGCGCTTCAACGCCGCCGAGGTCGAGCAGCTGCGCGGGCTGCTCGACGACATCGCCAAGGAGAAGGGCGAGCGGGTCAAGCGGCTCGAGCACAGCGGGCGCGACGGGGCGCCGATCGCCATCCGGGAGATCGTGATCGAGATGCCGGCCGAGAAGGCCGACGACTAATGCATCAGCGCTTGCAGGCGGGCGGTCCACTCGCGCAGGGCGAAGTTCGTCTTGCCGTGGCAGACCCGGCACAAGCTGATCAGGTTCGCCGGCGCGTTGTGCCGAACGTCGTAGTCGATGTGGTGGACGTGCAGCGTCCCGGCTTCGCGCTGGGGCACGCCGCAGAGGCGGCACTGGTAGCCGTCGCGTTTGCGGATCGCCGCCCGCAGCGGTGCACTGAACTCGGGCGGGTAGCCGACGTAGAAGCCCTTCTTCCCCCGGCGGGGGATGAGCGGGATGCAGGCCGGGCAGTAGACGCGGCCGTTGCGGCGGGTGATCAGGCTCGCCGCTTTGCTGACCGGCGCCTCGCATCCCGAGCACGGCACGGTGATCGTGTTGTAGTGGCCGTTGGCGGTGCCCCGGCGGGTGCCGTGCTCGGTCGCCCAGCGGCCCGCGCAGGCTCCATCGCAGAACTGGTGCAGGACCTTCCGGGCATGCCAACGCGGACGCCTGATCGACGCGCCGCACGCTTCGCACGTCACGAGCAGGCGCTGGTCGGGCCGTGTGCGGTTGACGTGCCCGGCTCCGGCGAACCGGCGCGGTCGCCCGCGTCCGTCGTAGAGCGGGAAGGTCACCCCGCAGCCGCATGCACACACCACGGCGGGGTTCGATGCCACCGGGCCATCGTACCCGAACGGCAGCGTTCTATCAAGACAAGAATCGGTGCCTTTTGGAGAGGGGGTGAGAGACGTGGCGAACCTGTGGACCGTCGGAGCAGACGGCCGGCTGATCGTTCGGCCCCACCCTGGGCAAGCGCGGGCATTGCGGAGCACGAGACGCTTCGTGTGGATGCTCGCGGGAACCCAGGGTGGCTGACTGAACGCAAAACGTCGATGGGTCCCTTGTGGCTCTGGCGTGAGATCCGGGACCGCGGCCCGGGCGACTACCTCGCCGTGACGTCGACGTTCCCGCTGCTCAAGCTGAAGATGCTGCCCGAGTTCCTTCGCTTCTTCCGGGACACGCTCCGGCTGGGGAGCTGGCACGCCGCCGACCGGGTCTTCGTTTTCCGCGACGAGCCGACGCGCGTGATCTTCGGCTCGGCCCACAACAGCGAGTCGCTCGAGTCGGCGACCGCTAAGGGCGCCTGGCTCGACGAGGTGGGCCAGGACGACTTCCGGCTCGCGTCCTGGGAGGCGATCCTGCGGCGGCTCGCGCTCCACCGGGGCCGCGTGCTCGGCGGCACGACCCTGTACAACCTCGGCTGGCTCAAGCAGCAGGTCTACGACCGCTGGCGTGCGGGCGACCCGGACCACGCCGTGATCCAGTTCGACTCGATCGAGAACCCGGCCTTCCCGCGCGAGGAGTATGAGCGGGCCCGCCGCACGCTGCCGGCCTGGAAGTTCAACCTGTTCTATCGGGCGATCTACAGCCGTCCCGCCGCGGCGATCTACGGCGATTTCGTCGACGAGTACCGCGAGCAGGGCGGCCACAAGGTGCACCCGTTCGACATCCCGCCGGAGTGGCCACGGCACGCCGGCGTGGACTTCGGCGCGGTCAACACGGCGCGCCTCTGGCTGGCCCGCGACCCGGAGGCGAACGTCTTCTACCTCTACCGCGAGTCGCTGGAGGGCGGTAAGACGACGGCGCAGCACGCGGCCGCGGCCAAGGCGGAGGCCCAGGGCCTGAACGTGCTGACCTGGTTCGGCGGCTCGAAGTCCGAGACGCAGCAGCGGATGGACTGGCAGCACGAGGGCGTGCCGCTGCGCGAGCCGGTCGTCGCCGACGTCGAGGCGGGTATCGACCGCGTGATCGCGCTGTTCAAGGCGCAGCGGCTCTTCGTGTTCGACTCCTGCACCCGCACGCTCGACGAGCTCGGCACCTACAGCCGCGAGGTCGACGAGTCCGGCCAGCCGACCGAGAAGATCAAGGACAAGGAGAAGTTCCATCTGTGCTTCGTGGCCGGTACGCGGGTGACGACCGCATCGGGGGATCTGCCCATCGAGCGGGTCCGGCCGGGGATGCTGGCCTGGACCCGCCGGGGCTGGCGGCCTGTGGTCGCCGCTGCTCAGACCGCCGTCGCTTCGGTCTACACCGTCGAGCTGTCGAACGGCCGCACCCTAACCGGGACCGGCGACCATCCGGTGTGGGTCCGCGGTGCAGACTATACCGCATTGCGCGCTTTGCGATACGGTGATAAACTTGAGGCGTGTTCACCACCGAGCGTTTCGTCTCGCCGAGCGGCGTCGTGTCGGAGGTCATCCGGTACGGCGGCACGTACTACATCCGTTACCCGAACGCGCGCGACCACGGCTCCCGCGCCTACTACAAGCCGGCGCGCGGCACGAAGCGCGGCGTTCGTGAACCGCTCCACCGGCAGCTCTGGATCGACCACAACGGCCCCATCCCCGCCGGATGGGAGGTCCACCACCGGGACGGCGACTCCCTCAACAACGACCCCGGCAACTTGGTCGCGCTCTCATCGAACGGCCACGGTGCGGCGCATGCGGCGATGCGGACCCCCGAGCAGACCGAGGCTCTACGCGAGCACGCCGCGGCTATCCGCCCGCTCGCCGCTGCATGGCACGCTTCCGAGGCGGGTCGGGAATGGCATCGCCTCCTGGCCGTGCGCTCCTGGGAGAACCGCCAGCCGATCGCTCACACCTGCGAGCGGTGCGGCGCGGGGTTCGCGTCGCGCCGCACCTACGGTGTCCGCTTCTGTTCCAACGCCTGCAAGGCCGCCGCACGGCGTGCGTCGGGCGCGGATCGCGAGCAGCGCGTCTGCTCGGAGTGCGGCCGCTCGTTCACGGTCGAGCGCTTCTTCCCTACGGCGCGGTGCTCCCCCGCGTGTGCTGGCCGTGCGGGCCACCGGACGCGCAAGGGTCTTTAACCTCACCGTCGCCGACGCTCACGAGTACGTCGCAAACGGCGTGCTCGTGTCCAACTGCGACGCGTTCCGCTACCTGGCGAACGCGATCGACCAGCCGCCGCCGGCCGAGGTCGCGGTCGACCCGGCCCTCGGCTACGCGCACCGCGGTCTGGGGCTCGGGATGAGGAGGGGCTGATGCCGGAGCAGGTCGCCCGGTGCTTCTGGTGCTACCAGGAGAACGATTCTCATTCCTGGGCGTGCACGAAGTGCTACCCCCTGAAGGAGGCCGCGTACCGCAAGGCCCAGGAGCGGGGGATCACCAACTACGGCGAGATCATCTCGATGGTCTACGACGAGCTCGAAGCGGCGGGGCGGATGCCGACCGTCGAACTGATCGAACAAGCCAGCAGGGAATGGGGGCTGCCCGATGACGTGGCTTAAGCGGCTCGCGAAGTGGCTCTGGAACCCGACGCCGAAGGCGGCCAGCGTCGCCGTCGATCCGGCCGCGACCTACCTCCGCGGCACGGAGCAGGCGGCGTGGCAGAACCTGCCCGCGCACGCGCGCGAGCGGATCGTGATGGGGCTGCGGGAGAACCTGGTGCAGGAGGGCCTGCTCGGGATGGGTGGATTTATGGATCCAGATGCGCAGTTGACCGCGGCGCAAGGCGGCAGCGCCTACTACCGGCGCCTGACGCAGTCGCCGCGCGACCTGCACCCGATCCTGCAGATGCGGATGATCGAGATCGCGGCCTGGCTCTACGACACCAACCCGCTGGCCAAGCGCGTCCTCGAGCTCACCCGCGACTTCGTGCTCGGCGACGGGCTGCACGTCGCGGCGCAGGACCGCGGTGGCGACGCCGACGTCGGGCCGATGCAGGAGGTCCTCGACGCCTTCTGGTCGGACCCGTTCAACCGCCTCGACCTGCGTCTGCACGACCACGTGCTCGAGCTCGGACTCTTCGGCGAGTGGATCCCGACCGTGGGGAGGAACCCGGCCGACGGGTCGCTCCGCCTCGGCCACATCGACCCGGCGCTCGTGAAAGAAGTCGTCTTCGCCCGCGACAACGTGCTCCAGCCGGTCGCGGTCGTGCTCGCCGACCCCGTCGCGGCCGACCAGCAGCGCTACAAGGTCGTGCAGGTGGTCGAGGATCCCAACAGCGCGCTCTACGGCCGGATGGCCGGCGCCGAGACCGACGAGACGGGGCGCGTGATCGAGCGCTGGCAGGACTACAACCTACAGGGCGAGGTCACTCTCTCGGGCACCTACGCCGGCTCCTGCTTCCTCTTCCAGATCAACAAGATCAGCAACTCCCAGCGCGGGCGGAGCGACCTACTCTGCCTGGCCGACTGGGTCGACGCCTACGACCAGGTCCTCTTCAACACGATCGACCGCGGCCTCTTGATGAAATCCTTCGTCTGGGACGTCACGCTGGAGGGGATGAACGAGACCGAGATCGACGCCTACGCGCGCAAGCAGGCCGCGCCGAAGCCCGGGTCCGTCCGCTACCACAACGAGCGGGTCGCCTGGGCGGCGGTGCAGCCCGACCTGAAGGCGATCGACGACCAGATCGGCGCCGACCTGCTCCAGTCCTACGTCTCGACCGGCGCCGGGATGGCGAAGACCTGGCTCAACGGGACGATGGATGTGAACCGGGCGACCGCCGAGGGGCTCTCGGAGCCCGCGATCGCGCGGATGGCGGCGCGGCAGCGGTACGTCAAGTACATCGTCGGCGCGATCGCCACGGCCGTGCTCGACGCGGCCGAGGTGGCGGGCCGGCTGCCGCGGCGCCCCGAACGGCCCGGCTCGACGCTGCCGACGCCCTGGCCGATCGCGGTGGAGGCGCCCGAGCTGCGGGCCAACGACCAGCTCAAGCAGGGGCAGACGCTGGCGGCGGTGGCCTCGGCGCTGGCGACCGCGCGGGCCGACGACGCGATCGACGTGCAGGTCGAGCAGCAGGCGCTGGCGATGGTGCTCACGAGCCTGGGCGTCGAGGTCGACCTGGACGCGATGCGGACCCGGATCGCCGACGAGGTCAAGCAGCGCGAGCAGCAGCGCCAGGAGCAGGCCGCCCTGATGCTCCAGCGGGCCGAGCTGAGCGCCAGGGCCGGGCAGCCGACGCCGACGCCGAACGGGGCGCCGACGAACGGAAAGACGCCGGCTAATGCCTGAGACCGTTTGCGGGTCGACCCACGGCGCCGCCGGCTACGTCCTCGGCAGCTACCGCATCGCCGGCACGGAGCTCGTCGTCTGCGGTGGCTGCGGTCGCGTGGTTCCCTACTACGAGCATTCGGGAAAGCGACTACCGGTCGTGGAACCCGATCAATCGCCGAGCAACGGCAAGACGCCGGCGGGGACAGCGGGTTGAGGTCGGCTGAGCCCTACGATCCGGTGGGCGGCGCCTGCCGCCTATGCGGCGAGGAAACGGTCTTCCTCGGCCGCTTCAGCCGTCTGTGCCACGGCTGCAAGGCCGACCGCGAGCTGCGGAGCATCGAGGCGCGCTTCTACCGGGTCGAGGCGCTGAAGGCCGCGGCGATCGGCCCTGCGACCTACAAGCTGCAGCGGGCGGAGGGAGGCCTGAGTGGCGGCTGACCTGATCGAGGTGCCGTTCCTGACCCCCGCCCACCTGCGGCTGCTCGAGGCGGTGCGGTTCGTGGGCGACGACGGGCGCGAACTGCGAGGCGACGATTCGGCGGAACTGCTCACGATGGACCGCGAGCTACGGGCGCTTTTCGCGCAGATCAGCGGCGTCGAGATGGGCATCCTGCGCGACGCGGTCGACGTCGTCCGTCATGCCAAGTCGATGCTGGACGCCGGCCAGACGGACGCCGACGGCCGCTTCCTGTGGAAAGTCAGGCGCTGATGGCGACGTTCCGCTGGTCGCATGGTCGCGCGGACGGCGCTCGGCCGGTGATCGACAATGCGGGTCAGGCCCGAGCCATCCTGGAGGCGCTGGGCTACCGCATCCGACGGTTGGAACAGGACGTCTACCCGTTCGTGGTCGACCACCCCGACCGGCCCGGCGCCGGAGGGCGCTTCTGGACGGTCGAGGAAGCGTTGCGTTGCTTACGGCTCTGGGGGCGCCTGTGGTGATGTGTGAGGCCATCGACCTGGGCTGCCGGTGGCCCCGGACCCACACCGACCACGAGGCCTGGGTGCGTGAACGCTGGACGGGACGATGCGATTGCGATCACGAGAGCCTCGACCACGGCGGTCTGTCGCCGCACCGTTGCCGGTTCTGCTGCTGCGTCTCCTTCTACCCGGCCGGACGCGACGTGCCCCCGAGCCGGGCGGCCGTGATCGCGAGCCAGTCGTGATCCGCGAAGCCGTCGACCGCTCCCGCGCGCGCGCCCTCGAGCGCGCCGTCGACGAGCTGGTGGGGGGCCTCGACGGCCTGACGGAGGCCCAGATCGCCCGGATCCTCGAGGCGCTGGCCGACGTGCGCCGGACTGTCATCGCCGAGCTGCACGATTCCGCGCAGACCGGCTTCCGCGCCGAGATGCTCGGGCGGCTGCGCCTGGAGATCGACCAGGCCGCAGAGGTCCTGCGCCGGCGCCTCGCCCCGCTGGTCGCCGACGGCATCGCCCGCGCTTGGGGGGCCGGCGCCGCGTTCCCGCGCGCCGTCCCGGCATCCCTCGGGGTGCAGGTCGCCCCGGCCTTGACGCTGGGGCCGACGATCGGGCTCGACCACCTGCGCGTGCTGACCACGATCGGCTTCGACCTGGTCACGTCCGTCTCGGCCGACTTCCGCGAGCGGGCGCGCGCGGTCCTGGCGCGCGGCGTCCTGGGCGCGGTGCCGCCACAGACGCTCATCGGCCAGGTCGCCGACTTGCTCCGGACCGAGCCGGGACGCCGGCCCTACGATCCGCGGTACGGGCCGATCGCCTCGCAGGCCGAGCTGCTGGTGCGCACCGAGCTGGTCGGCGCCTTCAACACGGCGTCCCAACTCGGGCAGGCCCGGCTCGCGCATGACCTGCCGGGGATCCAGAAGACCTGGCGCTCGGCGCGGGACGGCCGGGTGCGCGACGCCCACCGGCTCGCCGACGAGCGCTACTCCGCCGGCGGCGAGGTCGGGCCGATCCCGTTCGAGCAAGACTTCGAGGTCGGGTCCGAAGCCTGCGCCTTCCCGCACGATCCACGGTTGACCGCGCGCAGCCGCGTGAACTGCCGTTGCATTGCGATGCCTTGGCACCCGGACTGGGTCGCGCGGTGACCGAGCTAGGCTTCCGCGTCGAGCGCGTCGGTGCGCATTGGCTGTGGGAAGTGCTGTCCGACGACGGCCGGCGTCGAATCGCCACGCACGAGGAACGGCTGATGTGGGAGCGCATCGCCGACCTGGAGGACGAGTGGGCCGAGGCGATCCGCATCGGCGACGAGGCGCGCACGCAGCGGGACGATTGGCGGAATCGGGCCTGGGACGACGCGGCGCAGCTCGGCGAACTGAGGGAGCGCGTCGACGCCCTCGCGCGGCTGGCGGTGCGGGCGGCGGTGCAGGGGCCGAAAGCGTTGCTGGAGATCGCGGGCCTGTGCTGACCCACCACCAGGGCACCTACGACGCGGTGCCGCGGGACGCGACGCGCTGGCAGTGCTGGCGCTGCGGGCACCTCGTCGTCGAGGGCCGGCTCGGGCCGGGTACGGTCGCGATGCACAAGTGCGGCTGCAACGCCGGCAACCTCGTCGCGATCAACGAGCAGGGGCAACTGCGCTCGTTGCGGCCGGCGCCGGAGCGCTGGCGGGAGTGAGCGCGCAGCACGCCTGCTACTGCCGCGTCTGCAACCCGTGTGCATACCCCGTCTACCGCGGCGCCGAGGGCCACGTTCGGGCGCGCGATCAGTACCGGGACGGCTTCCACTACCGCGTCTGGTTCTGCGGCTCGGACGTGAGCAGCGTCTGCGTGGAGGCGGTCTCCGGCCCTGACGCCCTCACCGGCTGCGTCGTGCTCTACATCCCGATCGACCGGCACTTCTACCCGCTCGACGCGCCCCCTGCAGGACAGCCTCGCAGTCACCGATGCCGGTGCGGTTCGGGCGAGCCCTGCCAATGGGTCTTCTCCGGCGAGACGGTCATCAGGGGCTACCCCAGCCGCGAGGCGTGGGAGGCCGCCGCGCCGGAGCGGTGGCGGGACTGATGACCGACACCGCTCCGGCCGCGTGGCGAACCTACCGGAAGAGTCTGCCCCGATGGACGGGAACGCTAGAGGGCGGGTTCGACGGAGTCGGCAGTCGTCGCCTTCGCCACAACCCGCACCAGCCTTTCACGTGCTCGCTCACGATACCGGCCGAGAACCTGCCGCGCGACGGCTACGCCGGCCCGGGCTGGCGGTTGATTCTGGAGTACTGGCCCGGCGGGCCGGTCGGGTTGAGCTACAACGCGGCCGTCATCGTCACCGCGCTCACGCGATGGGGCGACCAGATCACGGTTCACTTCCGCGGCGTCGCGCGCCGCACGGTCCATAGGCGGACGCCGGGGCCGTCCTGCCCCTGCCCGTCTTGACACGCGCGGTGTCCGCGTGCATGCTCACCGCAACGTCGCTTAGACGGATCCCGTAGGCCAGATGTAGGCCAGGCCTTCGACACCGGTCGAGGGACCTGGCTTTTTCTGTGTCCTGTCCCGTGGGAGACCCACTGACCCGCCACCGAGCGGCGCGCCAGGGGACGGGGAGAGCCGGGAACGCGTGACGGAGGCGTTCCCATCGACCCCATCGAGGAGCGCGAGTTCTCCGACGAGGAGCGCAAAGCCCTCGCCGATAAGGGCCAGGCGCGCCCCGACGGCAGCTACCCGATCCGTAACGTCGCCGACCTCAAGAACGCGATCCAGGCCTTCGGGCGGGCCAGCCCGGGCGACCGCGCGGCGGTCAAGGCCTGGATCAAGAAGCGGGCCAAGGCGCTGGGCGCCGAGGACGAGCTGCCCGAGGACTGGAAGGAGTCCAGCCCGTTCGTCGAGACCGCGCCGGCCTCCTGGTGCGAGGAAGCCGAGGGCGGCACCGGCCGCGAGTGGGACGTCCTGCTCATCCAGGTCGGCGAGTCGGCCAACCACAACTACTACTCGGCCGAGACCCTCAAGGCCGCCGTGCCCCTCTTCGAGGGGGTCTCTGCCTTCGCCGACCACGTGCCCGAGGGCCGCGGCCGGTCGATCCGCGACAAGGTCGGCCGCTTCCGGTCTCCCGAGTTCGGGCGTTTCACCGTCGGCGATCGCTCGGTCGAGGGCATCCGGGCGCGGCTGCGGGTGATCGACCCGCAGATGCGCACGCAGATGCTCGAGGCGCACCGGGCCGGCGAACCGGACTTCGTCGGCTTCTCCATCAACGCCGAGGGGCACCGGCGCAGCCGCGACATCGACGGCCGCAAGGTCAACCACGTCGACCGCCTCACGCGCGTGCGCTCGGTCGACGCCGTCGCCGAACCGTCCGCCGGCGGCCAGCCCGTGCGGCTGGTGGCCGGAGGAATCCCCCACGAGGACAGGATTGAGATGACACCCGAAGAGATCCAGGCGGCGATCGCCCGGGCGCTCACCGAGGCGCTGCCGGGCGCCGTCACGCCGCTGCTCGCGCCCATCCAGGCGCAGATCACCACCCTGACGGAGGCGCGCGAGACACCGCAGCCTCCGCCCCCGCCGGAGCCGCCGGCACCGCCTCCGCCGCCGCCCGTTGACGTGACCGCCCAGCTGGAGGCCCTGCGCGAGGACCTCCGGAAGACCAACGAGCGCGCGGCCGCGTTCGCGAATCTCGAGGAGGCCATCGCGGCCGCGACGGGGCTGAGCGAGCTCGGCAAGGCGCGCGTCCGCAAGGACTACCAGGCGCTCTGGGAGCGGCGGGCCTGGGCGCCGGAGGAGCTGGCCGCGCGCATCAAGGAAGAGGTCGACCACGAGGGCGCGCTGCTCCAGCAGTTCAACCGGCCGGTCGCGATCGGGCAGCGCGGCCCGCGCGCCTCGATGGGCGACGGGCCGACCGAGAAGTTCACCAAGCAGCTCGCCGGCTTCTTCCAGAACGAGCCGGTCGACGGCATCCCGGCCTTCCGCACGCTCCAGGAGGCCTACGCCCGCTGGACGGGCCAGGACTACCTGGACGTCAACCACCTCGAGATGTTCGCCGCCTTCGGCGGCAAGTACGACTCGTCCTTCACGCACGCCCGGCTGCAGGAGTCGCTCACCACCGCGGCCTGGGGTGACGTCTTCGCCGACCAGCTCTACGTCCAGATGCTGCGCGCCTACCGCACCTCGCCGATGTACGACCAGTGGCGGCAGCTCTGCAGCTACGTC